TCAGGCCATTGGAATCTTTACGGCTACTCTCGGATTCAATTCGAGATCGCGTTCCCGGTAGATCTGCTGATCGACCCCATTGAACTCCACCAGGTATTCGTCGTGCTTGGACATCACCCGTACCACAACGCCGGTCATTCCCTGATCGGCACCTTGACGGATTACCCGGACAGGATCGTCGCGTTTGAAGGCGGGCTCAGATTGGGGCAGCGCAGACATGACGGCCATTGTACGACGGACCCTCCAAAAGCGTGACGGCGCGAAACGCCGAGGGCGAAGGCCGCGAACTCTAAAGCACTTCCACCAAACCTCTCGACATCCCCCCCTAATAGGCGCAAGGTGTCCCTCAGCAGCACTGAAATGAAGATGCTTTTTAAATTTCGGTCCGCACCTCGATTCTCTTCTTTTGAATCCCCCAATCCCGCACCGCGTTTCGTTACAGCTTTCCAGCGGGCATCGAGGCACCTCCGGCTTAATTTTTCGGCGTAAAACTGCGCCGAGTCCCATCGTGGAATGAGGCTATTCAGCCTCGCAAAAGTTCCGTATTCCCATCATGAAGAAACTGGTTCGGATCGCGAACGCGACGCCCGGAAGCGCCGGGCACACGAATGAACGCCGCGCGCGCCGGTTGTGTCGACAAGGCCGGGCCACCTTCCTCGACAATGGAGAGCTGTACTTTTTCACACCCGCGCAAGTGATCCAGAAGCGCGAGCTGGAAAACGTCGACGCTGAAATCCAGAAGCACCGGGGCGGCAAAGTGTTCTGGAATGGCTCAGACATTGAGGACGAGCACGGCGTGACGATGAGCCACCGCCCTGGCGAAGTACGCTGTTGAATGGACCTGCTCGATAGAATCAAAAACATCCTGACCGTCGACGAGCTGGCGCGCTTCAAGCCCGCACCGCCACCGCAACCCACACCGCCCGGCGTGCGAAAGATCGCAACCGGCCTGCAGCACGAGTACGCGACGATGTACCCGGAAGATCCCGACCGGCACTTGATCCTGCTGCAGCATCCCGCAGGCTGCTACGGCCTCCACTTCACAGGCGACGGCTATCCCGATGACGAGAGCAGGTTCTACAGAATGCTGCCCGCAGAGATCAGTCACTCCTCGCAACCGCGCTGGCGCAGAACAAAGTCCGTCACCTTCTGCTATCTGTGGGCGAACGAGATCCGCGAGTACGACTGCGCCACCGGCAAAATCACAACGCTGAAACGATTTGACCTGCCGCAAATCAACGGCATGGGCGAATCGGATTTGAGTGAAGACGACGACCACATCGTGCTCGCAAGCGGCCGTAACGTTTTTGTATACGAATTCAGTACAGACCGAATCCTCGATCGATATGAGGTGCCCGAGGAAACCTTCGACAACCTCTACCTCTCACCAGACAACCGCGCCGTCGTCGGTCTCTACAAAGCAGGCGTCGTGATCATGGATGGATTCGGCGACGCCGTCAGAATCGCGGCCGCCCTGGGACATATGGACGTCTCCAGCGACGTCGACGGCAATCCGATCGCAGTCTGGTGCAACTCAGCAGACGCGAGCGGCGAAAACAAGCACGCAGCCCTGGCCAACTGCGAAAACGGCATCGTCAAAATCGACCTCAAGACAGGGAAGCAAACTTGCCTGCTCCCGCTCGACTGGTCGCTCGCGGTTCACATCTCCTTACCCGACCGCGCGGTATTCGCCCTGGTGTCGACCTACGACCCCACCAACCCCGACAGCAAAGTGCAGTACGCGAACGAAAACTTAGTCGTGGCCGTTGACGGATCCAGTGTGCGATCGCTCGGCAAACACAACGCCGACTCGCGAACCTACGAAGGCAAACCTAAAGCGTCGATAAGCCCGGACGGCACGCGTTACGTGTACGACTCCCGCGGCGATGTGTACCTGGGAACGATTTGATATGCCATGCCAAAACCACCACCCGAGCGGACGATTCTGGTTTCCTGGACGTGTGGGATGGGCGCGGACTGTACCAACAAGTTAATACCCGGCGAGCACGGAGGCGATGACGGATACCGAGACGCCGGCGAGTGTCGAGGGATTGAAAGACCGCAGAAACTAACGCCGATCGTTTTGGTGCACGGCGAGCACGTGATCTTGATTCAGCCGGCCGCTTAATCGTCCGTCCACATCCGCTCGACGATCTTTCGTTTCTCAGCCCCCTGGAACGCGGCATAGATCGCCGTCGTCTTCATATCGGAATGCCCCAGCAGCTCCTGGACAACGTTAAGCGGCACGTTGCGGCCGATCGCGTGGATTGCAAACGCATGCCGTAAGCCCTTCGGTGTCGCCTGTAACCCTTCAATCTTCGCGGCGGCCATCAACTCCTGGATCCGGACCCAACCGGTCGACCTGGACCACGGCCACAAATGGACGCCCTTTCCGCGGTCATTCCGCCGCTGCGTGATGCGCACGTCGTGAACCATGTTCAGCGCATCCAGGAAGGCGGGCGGTACCGGCACCGAGCGGAAAATGCCCCGCACGCGTTTCTTGAGGCTCTCAAAGACCACAGACCCATCGGCGAAGTCGACACGGTCCGCCGTCATCTCCAACGCCTCTGTGATCCTGCACCCCCCGTGGGCCAGCATCAGCCCGAACGTGCGCACAGTCAGATCCTCAGCGACCTCACAGGCCCTGATGAAGCGTGCGCGCTCCTCAGGGATTAGGTATTTCCGTTGTCCGTCCTTCCCGAGGAGGGAGTAAGGAAGCTGTTTAGCCGGTTTCTTGTCCATTCTGGACACTATATCAGCATGAGGTAAGGATTCCCGGCCCCCTCAAAACGAAGCAAAGGACTTAGCGCCACCCCTCCTCACAAGGACCCCCTGAAACCACAGACTATTACCAATAGTGTTCAAACACTCTTTTGTTAACCCTATGAACAGAGCAAATGTCATCGAATTCCTCGAGCTGCACGCCCAAGCCGCTACTGCCACGAAGCGCATGGAAGAGCTGCGCCCTGGCCTGCTTCTCTCGCTGCAGGAGGGGGAGACCTCGCCTGCAGACCTGCCCTACATCCTCACGCTCGGTAACCAACACAGGACCGTGAAGGATTACCTGGCGCCGCTGCAGCGCCTCCTGAGGCGCACTCTCGGGAAAGTCCGCGCCAGTAAGCGTCTGGCGCAGATCGAAGCGAAGTTCGGACACACCGACGTCCCGACGCTCAACGTCAAGGTCAACGCTGCGTTTGCGGTGGAGCTGGGCGAGAAAACTGCAGCTTGAGCGGGATCCTCCAGAACCCCCGGCACGAGCTTTTCTCCCGGCAAGTTGCCGACGGTGTTCCGCAGATGGACGCCTTCATCGCCGCCGGTTATTCCGCCGCCACAGCGAGCGCCGGCGCCGCCCGTCTTGTTAAGAATTGTTCGGTTTCTGCTCGAATTTGTGAGTTGCGTGTTAACAAGGCGGAGGTCTCCCGCATCGATGCGGCCTGGCTGCTCTCCTACTTCGCGGAGATTCTGAAGTCCGATATTGGCGACATTATCGAAAAAGAGGACGTTCCCGGGAAAATCCTGGAGCCGGCAACACTCACCAAGGTGGCAGTCGTCGTCGAAAGCCGCACTCGAGGCGCCTACAAGCCGATCCACGAATGGCCGCTCATCTGGCGCCAGCAGCTCCGCGGCCTCGAGGTCGAAGTAGCGAAGGAGCGCTCGCACGACGGGAAGCTTCCCGTTTGGGACGCCGTCGCGACCGTCACCAAAACCAAATACATGAGCCGCGAGAAGATTGCCGAACTCGCAGGCCTGCACATCGGGGTAAAAGCATTCGAAGCCCCCAAGCAGACGGTCGAACACGTCACACCCGAAGCCGTTTCGCTGTCCGAGCTTTTCAAACCCGAGGAACTAATCGAACTCCGTGATCGACTCCGAGCTCGAGCTGCCGCTGACGTTGCAAGACGTCGAGGCAGCAATACGCCTCCAGTCTCGAGATAAGTTCTCCCGCTGGTTTCCCGATGACGGTCCCCTGGCGCGGGCCGGCTACGTCAAGCACCTGGAATTCTTCGGCGCCGGCCTCACACATGAAGAACGCTGTTTCATGGCGGCCAACCGCATCGGCAAGACCGACGCGGGCTCCTACGAGCTGACCTGCCACGCGACAGGCCGCTATCCGGATTGGTGGACAGGGTACCGATTCAACCGGCCGATCAAGATTTGGGCGGCCGGCGAGACCTCGCAGAAAGTCAAAGAGGTCATCCAGTCGAAACTGTTTGGACCCTACAACGCGATCGGCACCGGCATGCTGCCCTACGACGCGATCGGCGCCAAGACGATGAAGGTGGGCGTACCAGAGGCCATCGGCGCCTGCTACATCAAGAACGTGTTCGGCGGTGAATCCCGCGTCGTCCTGAAATCCTACGAGCAAGGCTGGGAAGCCTTCGATTCCGACGAGATCGACTTCATCTGGCTTGATGAAGAGCCAGGCTCAAAGTTGTACACCGCCGCGCGCATGCGGTTGATGACAACCAAGGGCCGGATGATCCTGACCTTCACGCCCCTGGAAGGCCGGACCGAAGTTGTCGAAGGGTTTCTCGACGAAGAGCAACGCGCTGCAGCAAACCGCTATTACGTCAACGCGACCTGGGACGATGCGCCGCATCTGGACGGCGCCGAGAAGGCCACGCTGTGGGCCTCGATCCTGCCCTACCAGCGCGATGCGCGATCGAAAGGCATTCCGACCCGGGGCCAGGGCGCCATCTATCCGATCCCGGAAGACGACATCAAAGAAAGCCCGTTCGCCATCCCGCCACATTGGAAGATCGGTTACGCGCTCGATGTGGGATGGAATCGCACAGCGGCACTGTGGGGCGCTGAAGATCCAGACACAAAGCCCAGCGTCATTCATTTATTCAGCGAGCACTATCTGGCGAAAGCCGAACCCTCGGAGCACGCACGGGCGATCAAAGCCCGCGGCGAATGGATAGCCGGCGTGATCGATCCAGCAGCCCGTGGACGTTCCCAGCAGGACGGCCAGCAGCTGATGAAGGTTTACCGGGATCTCGGTCTCGACCTGAACCCAGCCAACAATGCCGTCGAGGCAGGCCTTCAGCTGGTGTGGGAGCTGATGATCTCGGGGCGCCTCAAAGTCTTTGCCTCGCTGCAGAGCTGGTGGAAAGAGTTCAACAAGTACTCGAGAGATGAGGACGGCAACATCAACAAGATCGACGACCACCTGATGGACGACATGCGGTACCTGTGCCAGCCCTCTGGGCGTGCGCGAATGAAAGCAAAACCGAAAACGATGGAACGAGTGAAGGCTGAGGTTACGGAATGGTCATGAACGTGGCGACTAGCGGCGGCAGGGTGCAACTCCGACAAGACAAGGTGGTAGCCGCGGCCACGAAACCTTCAATGAGGAAACGCACGGCCCCGGTCCGCTACCGCGCGCAGCTCCCGAAGAATTGCCGCAAGTGCCAATCCGAACTGCTGAAGCAGAAGACCCACTGCGGTTACTGCTCCGCGCGCTTTTATGTTGTCCAGACCACAACGGCCTCGATCCGATGACGCGTCAACCCCGAGTGCGCACACTCGACGAGTCCCGATCCCTCTTCCTTGCAAAAGCAGGCGAGATCCAGGATCAGCAACACTTCGATGCGTGCATGGAGTTGTTTCCCGATGAGGTGCGCGCGGAAATGTACGCCGCTGTCCAGTCGCTCCTCAAGAAGCCGTTCACGCTCAAACCCCGCGAAACCTAAATGCCTTCACCGACAACACACAATCCCGCGCAGGCGGGCTCCAACGGAGGAGGGGACACCAAGCCCGGATCGGCCGACGAGAAGCTGCTGAAGCAGATCCGCACGCGTTGGGACTACATGGTCCAGGGCTGGAAAGCGATCGGCGATGCCGGCGACCTCGACATGGCGGCCCTCGGTCCGAACGGCCCCTGGGATCCGAAGGAACGCGCAGCACGCAAGAAGGCGAAGCGGCCGTGTATCCATCTGGATCAGCTGAACCAGTATCCCAATACGCTGACCAACCAATTCCGGTTGAACCCGATCGGCGTGAAGGTGGAGCCCAAGGGCTACGGGGCAACAAGCAAGACCGCGACGCTCCGCGGCGACAGGATACGGGGGATTGAATACGAATCTGATGCGATGACGGTCTACGAGACCGCCCTGCGCTGCGCGGCCGAGCGTGGTTACGGTGTGATCACCCTCGAGACCGAGGATATTGCCTGGGACTCGATCGACCAGCGGATCAAGATGGTGCGCCATGCGGACCCTAACTGCGTGGTCTACGATCCCGACTGCAGAGAGGCCGATTCGAGTGATATGGCGGACGGCTTCACGGTGTGGTCAATGCCGATGACGGAGTTCAAGCAGCAGTTCGGCGAGAAGGCCACGGTTACCGACTTCAACATAAATCACCAACTGGTGGCGCCCAGCTGGGTAAACGTCGACCGGCAGACGGTGATGGTTGCGAAGTATTCGTATTACGAGAACGTCAAGCGGCGGATCTACTGGGTCGAACGTGGTAACGGCCAGCCGGCGCAAAAGATCTTCAAGGACCAGCTCGGGCCCGGGTGGACAGTGAAAGACGGCTTCCTGGAACATGAAGGCGGCGCGGGCCTGCGGATCCTGCAGACAAAAGACGCGATCCAGAAGAAGATCAAACGGTGCATCACCAACGGCATTGAAATTCTCGAGCGCACCGACTGGCCCGGATCCCGCATTCCCATCTTCCCGTTGCTCGGGAAAGAAAAATACATCCGCAAGAACGGTGTGACTGAGCGGATCCTGGAATCGCAGATCCGGATGGCGATCGACGGGCAGCGCGGCTTCGACTCTGCGAAAACCAATCAGGTTGAAACGGCCAACATGGTCCCCAAGGCCATCTATCTGGGCTACCAGGGACAATTCAACACCTCGACCGACTGGCCCAACATCAACAAGATTGCGACGGCGACTGCCGAAGTGGTCGCGATGCCAGACGGCGTCGGCGGCGTGCTCCCGTTACCGCAGCGGACCGACTTCAATCCGCAGATTGAGCCGATGGAGGTCATGTCGGAATCCTACCGGCGTGCGATCCAGTCCGCGATCGGAAGCCACGGCTTTACGGTCAATGATGATACGAACATCAAAACGACGAGCGGCATCAAGGCACTCAAGTCGCAGTCTGATGTGGGCAACTACCACTTCGAAGCCAATGCAAAAGTGACGATTCGCGCGGTGTTGCGCGAGGTCAATTACCTGCTCGACAAGATCGAAGACACCGATCGGGAAGTCGGCACGGTCGACCTCCAGGGCAAGCACAACGTCGTGCGAATCAACGCGGTCCATAACGACCCGAAGTCGGGGCAGCCGGTGGAGCACCGGTATTCTCCGCGGGATCCGAAAACCGGCGAGCCGATGACGGACGCCTGGCATGAGGTTGTGGTCTTCACCGGGCCCACAGAGGACACGCAGCTCGATAACGCCTCGGACTTTGTCGACGGCCTCGTGAAAGACGAGCGGTTCGGCCCTCGCGTCGTCGACCTCGCTATCAAATGGCGCGGAAAAGATTTGGGCACGTATGCCGAGCAGATGGCCGAGCGTGTGACGCTTCCGGAGTTCCAGAATCCAGACGGGCAGCCCGACATTCCCCCACAGGTCAAGCAGCAGATGGGGAAGATACAGCAACAGAACAAGGAGCTCGTGGGAGTGGTGCAGGATCTCCTGAAGCGCGAGGAGGCCAAGACCGCAGACCTCGAGAGCAAGGAAAAGATCGCAGCGGTCGAGGCGGAAGTGAAGAAGTTCGGGATAGAAGCCGGCGTTCTTATCGCACGAATTGGCGCGGCGGCGAAGGGCGTGATCATCCACGAGGAACTCACCAGCGCGGAGAACCTGCACCTGTCCGAGCAGATTGCCGGCGAGCAGATTGCCGACCTTGCGCACCGTCAGACAATGACGGAGCAGCAGGCCGGAGCGGATCAGACTGCGCAGCAGAGCGCCCAGGACCACTCGCAGGCACTCGAGGCGTCTGCACAGGGCCATGACCAAAACCTCGAGGCAGGGGCACAGGGCCACGATCAAACGATGGAGCAGCAGGACGCAGCCTCCCAGGATGCGCTAGCCTCGCAGACGCAGGCGGAAGCCGCAGCGCCCGCACCGCCGGAGGCCTAACGTGCCTCAACAGTCCGAGGCCCAGAAACGGTACGATCTGCAGCGTGGGGTCGCTGCGCGCGCAATTGCATCGCTGATGCGGACACCGTCACCGGCACCTCAGGCGCCGGCAGACCCCTTGTCACAATTTCCTCAGTCTCTGACGCGGACGCCGGCGCCGATGGGCACGGTGCCGCATCCGGACGTGTCGCAGTATCCGGCAACGACAGACCTTCCCACCGTGCTTGCCGATGCTGGGGATCTGGTTCGAAGTGGTTTAGGCCGAGTCTTCGGCCTGGACGCGGACTTCGGCGCGCAGCGCATGTCGTTGGGCGAGCTCAAAGATCCAAGGACGGGCGAGCTCATCCCGCCGCAATTGCCGGACAAGGGATACGAGACACGATGGAACCCTCAGGATCCTAATGAAGTGGTGGGTGGGCCTGCGGACCCATTCGCAGCGGTGGAATCCGATGTGTTAAAGGCCGCCAGCAACGCGGCAAAACTGCAGAGCGCGGCGGGCATGTCTCCTTTGATGATGAAACTCGAGAAGGCCAAAGCCGAACTCGAGGCGATCACGCCCCGGACGGCATTCCAAGCGCGATATCCAGTCAATGGCGAGCCGGTACCAACGTATTACCCGGAAACGAAGAAGTGGGGGAAAGGGAAAGGGGCATCACCTGAATCGCTGGCGGTTCAGAAGGTGCGGCTGGCCTCGCAGCAGGTGATCGACGCAGGGGAATACACACCCTACTTCGACGTCTCGAGACGGTTTCACGTAGACCCCGCGAATTATCCGCTGACCGAAACGACGCTCGAATCGGTGCGGCCGGCGAAGGCGTCGACTGAGGCCAAATATGCAGCCCTGGCGGGTTCCAGAGAGGCCGAGAAGCGGTTGATCGGCGCCTTCCATGCAGCGAAAGCGGACCCGCTGGCGCACGACTGGTATGCCATGGGACAACTGGAGTCAGAGTATGTGAGGACGCTGGGAGCGAAGCAGGGGCGGGCTGCGTTCAAGAAAAACTTCGCCGATGCCATGGCCGCGACGACCGGCGGGGCAAACCCCAAAGACAACCTGGTGATGTCGCACTACGGAAACTTTCAACGCACCGCAGGCGAGGCCATTCCAGAGAATGCGTATGACTTGCCGTTCCCGATCGGCGGACGCTACGCGTCCGGCAACATGAAGATGTATGACAGGGTGATCAACCAGGGTGAAGGGTTGCCCGTGAGCACGCCAAAGCGCCACAACTTCTCCGGCAATTTTCAGGGACACACCGAACTCTCGACGATCGATGAGCAGATGAGCCGCGGCTTTGACCCCGGGATGGCGGCGCCGCCTCAGGGTTCCTACGGCGTTTATGAGTCGGCGATCGCGAGGTTCGCAAAGAAGGCGAAAGCGAAAAGCCCAAGCAACTTCCAGGAAGTCGCCTGGGCCGGACTGAAGGGCAGTAAGGGCAAGCCGATGATTCAGGAAATAAACGAGGCTATAGAGCGCACGCATCACATCACGGGCCTCCCGAAGGATCAGATCCTGAACCGAATGATCAAAGGGACTATCCCGATGTTCGGTCTTGCCGGGGCCGCGTATTTGTCCCAGGGCGAGCCTGCTTCTGCAGATCAGTGAGTTCGCGCTCCAACCCACGGCAGAACTCGACAACCCGGAGCAGTTGCGTGTCCGTTGGCGTCGCCTGCCAGTCGATCGCGTCATCGTCCTGCGTGATCTGATCGAGAAGCGCCTCTGTGCGCGGTGTAGGTGCGAGCTTTAGAATCTTTCTAGTCATGACGTGATGCTCCTTCCAGCATTACGGAGTGGCGAGGCCTCGAGGAATGCTGAAACATTCTTCGGGGCCGTTTCAATTATCGCACAATTGGCGCCCACAAACTGGTCCCGAGCGCTTGTAGTTTATAGATCACGGCCGCGCAACCAACGGAGACTAAATGAGCGTCGTCGACAACGAAGAGATTCACCTCAAACGGCACGAGTGGGCGGATATTGTCGCCGAGCGCAATCGCCTGAAGGCGCAACTCGAAAGGCGGCAGCCGTTGCCTAAGGGTACGGAAGAGAACCCCCACATGATCTTTTGCACCTACTGCCTGTCGAATAAATTCCAGTCGATCGAATCCGATGAAGGATTTCAGGTTCTGGAGTGTGGCGAGTGTGGATCGGTCGCCAAGATCGAGTGGAACGAGTAGTAGCTTATAGATCACACCTCAGTTTGCCCTGCGCACACCGTCACTCCGGCGCCGTCTGTTGGCTAATACACCCCAACCCATCGGTTTTAACCGGAGTGAGACGCAGGGCAATTCACACCTCGGCTCAATAGCTCAACTGGCAGAGCGCCCGTCTCCAAAACCGGAGGTCGTAGGTTCGAAGCCTGCTTGGGTCGCCTCTGTAAATCCCACTCCGGAGAATTTCACCCGTTTATGCCTACACCCACTGACGCAATCGTCGACCCGTCACCGACAACCAGCATTGAAGACAGACTTTTCCCCGCTGACGTAAAAGTAGAGCCGTCACCTACAGTCCCCAGCTCCGCGGCCTCTGCGAAAGCAGGCATGGTCCAAACCGAGGCGGCGACGGAGCCCGCAGACATTGAAGAAGAACCTTTAGACCCGAAAGCGCCGAAGAGCCCAAAAAACAGTTGGGCTGAAATGCGCACGGCACGTTACCGCGCGGAAGCTGAAGCGAAATTCTTACGAGAGCAACTCGCCGAACGCAAAGCAGCCCCGTTACCTGCAGCGGCTCCCGAACCTGAACCTGCCGTTATCGATCCGCGAGAACCGAAAAGCGAAGACTTCGACACGCACGACGACTACCTGCGAGCACGGGACAAATTCAACCGGCTCGTGTGGAGGGAAGAGCAGGCCGCAGAGCAACGCCAATCGGACGAAGCAAAGACAGTCAAGGCCGCGGAGGAGAAATCTGCGAAACGGAAGGAAGACTGGGAGTCCCGCGAAAGTATCGTCAAGGTAAAGCACGGCGATTACGACGCACACTTCGAATCTTTCCTGAAAGTCGCGCAGACCAACCGTCCGTTGGCCTCAGCTGTTTTTAATTCGAAGTTCGGTCCGGACCTGGCGCAGCAGCTGGGCGCGGCCGGAGTCGAACTGACGCGGATTGCCGCACTCGAGCCCGAGGAGATCCTCAAAGAGATCGGCGTACTCGAGCACACGCTCCAAGAAAAGGAAAAGGTTCAACCCGCCATCACCCAAGCCCCTCGTCCTCTCGCAGCAGTCTCTGGTCCCGCCAGCAGACCCGCAAAAGCGACCTCAATGGAGGACCGGCTCTACCCCGATTAGAAAGGACGTGGCCCCATGGCCACCAACAGCACGCTTTACTTGACCGCTCTGGATTGGGCGAAACGCCTGGATCCTGACGGCTCCACCGCGGATATCGTCGAACTGCTCACCCAGACCAACGAAATCCTCGAAGACATGACGTTGATGGAGTGCAACAACCTCACAACGCATGAGATCACCCAGCGCACGGGCTTGCCCTCCGTGTACTACAGACTTTTGAACCAGGGCGTTCTCCCGTCGAAGTCGACCACCGCGCAAGTTGTGGAAGGCACGTCGATGCTCGAGGCGTATTCGCAAGTCGATTGCGACATCGTCGACAAGAACAAGAACCCCAAAAAGTTCCGGCTGACCGAAGCCCTGGCGCACGTCGAAGCGATGAACCAGCGGCAAGCCACCACGCTGATCTACGGAAACGCGGGTACGGCTCCGGAAGAATTCACTGGTTTCATGCCGCGGTATTCCTCACTGACCGCCGGCAACGCATCCAACGTCATCAACGCCGGCGGGCTCGGCTCCGACAACTGCTCGGTGCTCCTGGTGACCTGGGGCGACACGGTTTGCTCGGGGATCTTCCCGGCGAACTCCAATGTCGGGCTCAAGCACACCGACAAAGGCAAGGTTCTGATCCAGAACGCCAACGGCGTGACGGGCGCCATGCTCGACATGTACGTCGACAAATGGAAGTGGGACCTGGGTTTGGCGCTTCTCGACTGGAGAGGCTGCGCACGCGTTTGCAACATCGATTCGAGCAACCTCACCTCTGAAACTTCCGCTGCGAATCTCACCAAGCTGATGATCAAAGCCATCTGGCGCGTACGCGGCCGGAGAGGCAAGCAGGTGTTCTACATGAACAGGACCTGCGCTCAGATGCTCGATATCCAACGTCTGGCGGCAGTAACCGCGGGCGGCGGACTCACCTTTGACAACGTCGACGGCCGCACTCGGATGTTCTTCCGCGGAATCCCCGTGAAGATCGTCGACGCCATGCTCGAAACGGAGGCGCTGGTCAGCTAGGCCTCCCGGCTTAACGACAGCGACTACACCATGATCCTTGATCAATTGCTTCTCCTCTCGGACGCGCAGGCCTTCACGGCTACCGGCTTGTCCACCAACACAATCGACCTCGGGAACCCCACCACACTCCGCCAGGTGGGCGACGGGGAACCTCTGGCCGTCACGGTCCAGATCGACGTGGCCGCCGACTTCACTACGGGTGATGAAACGTACGCGTTCGAAGTCATCCAGAGCGCGGCCGCGGCGCTGACCACGACAACGGTTCTCACCCGTCAGGCTTATATCGCCTCGGGAGTGATGATCTCGACGCTGCTCATTGCGGGATTCATTCTCGTGATGCCGCTGCCGGCGGGATATCCCCTGCAGCGGTATCTCGGTCTGAACTTCATCGGCGGCGGCACGACCCCGACGATTACGTTCACCGCCTGGCTCGGTCCCTGGAAGTTCACGGCTGCCAAACCGCAGACGTACGCCAAGGCCTACACCATCACTGGCTAACCGCCCCGTTCTTGAGTTTCCGGGTGCATGTGCATGCATGTGCACCCGGGTACTCTCCCACTTTTTCACTCAGGAGATTCCTATGCCTACCCCATTTCTGAACGCGGGCGTGCAGTCTAAATATGGCGATGCGCTCCGGCGAGGCCGGACGTTCTTTGCCTGCAACTCCGCGATCCAGGCGTTATCCGTCAACTCGGCGACCGCCACCGGGCTGATTCTTTCCAACCCCGTCACCAGCGGCGTCAACCTGGTGCTTTTGCAGTTGTGCATTGCCGTGGCTTCCGCGCCAGGCGCACAGAGCAACATGATCCTCACGGGGACATTGCTCACGACAGCGAATGCGAACACCACACACACGACCCCGCTCACCGTTAAAAATGCGCTGATCGGGACATCGGGTATTGGAGCCGGACTGGCCGACTCCGCAGCGACCGTACCGACGCCTGCAGCCTTGCGTGCGATCGGCGGCGGTGTTATCGGCGCGGCTGCCCTCAACACGATGTATATCCGCGACGACATCGACGGGATCATCATGCTGGCACCCGGCTGCGTGATTTCACTGCAGGCCATGACCACGGCAATGTCGGTCGTCGCTTCCCTTACGTGGGAAGAGGTGCCGGTGTAAACTGGTCCCTATCTAGTAGACCTTAGCGCACCTTTCAGCCCCGGTTGACTGGCATCAGCCGGGGTATTTTTCTGCCCGTTTCATTCCCTAAATCCGCACTATTTCGTTTCTCCAGGAGAATCCATCATGGCCTCAGTTTCTTCCACTTTCACCGTCGCCGACTCGCGCAGCACCTCACTCTTCGTTAAGGGTGGGGAAGCCTTCCGTCTTTCCGTCACCGGCACATGGGTCGGCACAGTCCGGGTGGAGGAATCGAACAACGGCGGCGCCGCGTTCGCAGTTATCGACACCCTCACCGCCAACAACGCGCAGGACTACGACCCGAAGCCCTTCGACCGCGTCATCCGTCTGAATTGCATCGCGTACACGTCCGGCACGGTCACCTATACCGTTTCGAACGTAACGATTGCGATCGGCCCGCTCAAACTGGAAACCGCTCCGATCGGCCAGGTTGCTTACACGGCGATCAACACCAACGGAGTGGCTGCGACAAACGTCCTGATGAGCTGCTCCGGGTTCGTTGCCAGAAGTCCGTTCTTTGCGACGGGCGCAGCGATCTGCCAGGGAACCACGGTCGGCACCAACAAGCTGATCTATCTGATCTACGACGCGACAGGCAAGCTCGTCTGCAATACGGCACTGGCAGGAACGATCACGGCCAGTGCGTCCACCTTCAAGGAAATTGCCTTCACGTCGACACTCTGGCTGCCTTCGGGGAATTACTTCCTCGCGGTCCAGATCGATGGCGCCACCGACACGATGCGGTTCATCGTTACCTCGACAAACGTCAACGTGGTCTGTGGGCAGGTGGCTTCTGTGTTCGGTACCGCCGCCGCGTTCATCGTGCCGCCGACAACCTTCACGACCGCGACGGGCCTGGTGGGCTACATCTACTAAGGAGTCCCGATGAAACTGTTTCTGTTTTTGCTGATGGCGGCGTTCACGGTTCAACCGAACGGGACGCCTTACTATGTCGACAACACTAACCCGGCCGCGAGCAACCTCAACGCCGGGACGGATCCGGCGAAACCCTGGAGTACGGTCGGAAATTGCGCCGCGAAGCTGGTTGCCGACGACTCCTGTAATGCCGCGAAGGGTGCGTATGACGAGAACGTCACGCCCCGCAACTCCGGAACCCCAGGACACCCGATCGTCTATTCCGGTAATGGATTGGCGGCTTCGATTCGACGGTTCACGCTTACGGGAAAAAAGTACATCACCGTTTACGGGTGGGACATCACCAACGCGAAATTCGCCCCGGACACGGTCCCCAACATCATCGTGACCGGCTCGTACGGCGTGCGCATCGTGGGGAACCATATCCACGACAGCACGTCGAACTCTGCGGCCATCAAGTCCTCGCTGGTCTCGTGTGGGTGGCTCTACGTGGGGTCCAACACGATCGAACGCATCGGCCTTCCAGGCAACCGTATGGTCGGCGTCGAGCTGAAGTGTGACAACTCGCTTGTCGAAAAAAACGGCACTTCCGGCACGCAGGACTTCGCCCGGATGTTCGGTTACCAGAACGTCATTCGCCTGGAGAACTGGCACGACTCGCCCGCGATCGATGCGCCCAACGCGCATATCGACGGGTTCCAATCCTTCTGCAGCGGAGGCCTCCCGAATGTTGCGGCCAATCAGACTCTGATCGAAGGCAACACCGCGGCCAACAATCCAGGGCCAGATGAGCACTTCGCGCTGATCAACGCGACGCTCAATTGTGGCGGCGCCAAACATATGATCGTGCGCGGCAACACCGTCTCCGACGTCGGAGAGTCCACCTACACCGTGGACCTGAACAGCCAGGGACCGTCCTCGTATCACAAGTTCTACGGCAACACCGTCGTCCGGGTGGGCCGGTCGGCCTGCTGCACGTCGACGGTTTATCTGACCGGCGCGACGCACTCCAGTGTGCTGAACAACATTTTTTCGCAACTCGTGTTGTCGACAACGCGCAAGGTCTACTCGTTGCGGGCGGGCGATCCGACCAGCGGAGGTGACTACAATCTCGCCTTCATGGCATCCGCGCCCGTCAGTTGGGCGGCGCCGATCGGTACGGAGCCGCACGGGGTCCGGAATAAGGATCCGCTCTTTGTGAGCGCGAATGATTTTCGGCTGCAGCCGGGATCTCCGGCGATCGCCGCGGGCGGACCACTGACCTATGTCGCCGCGGCCGATACCTTAAACGGTATAAACCTGGTGTTGGCCGACGCCTATTTCTTTCAACCTGGCTGGGCTGGCACGCTTCCGGATGTGATCGCGGTCGGAAGCGCAACAAACACCGCAGCGATCGTCTCGATCAACTACGGCACGAACACCGTCACGCTGGCGGCCGGCATCCCGCGCAAAACGAAAGACCCGGTGTGGTTGTACAAGAATTCCTCTGGCGCTGTCATGCTGAATGGATCCGCGCCCAACATCGGCGCGTTTCAATAGGAGGCACCTATGCACGAGAAGCAGGAAAAGAAAGAGCACCCCAAGGCCGAGCACCCCAAAGCCGAGAAACACGGCGAGGGCGAGAAGCCTCATCACCCGGGGAAAAGGCCGAAGGAGCCTGTTGTGGTCATCGCCCGCGAGCAGGGCACCTACAAGGGCGTCGTGTACGGGTTCAAGGATTCGTTCACGATCGACGACGTTTCAGAGTTGGAACCCTGGATGGAGAAAGCATGAAAGAGAAAAAGGACGGCGTCACGGCACGCCTTAAAGTACGCGCGACGACGCCGGGATACATCGGCGACGGCCCGCTCGGCATGATCTACCGCAACACGGGTGACGTGTTTGTGATTACCCCGCGCGAAATTCCGCTGCTGAACCTGGCCGGCAACCCCGAACTGGATTCCGCCGGAAAGTTGAAAACGAAGGTTCTGTCTGTGGAAGACCAGTTCTCACCCAACTGGATGGAAGTGGTCGGCGAGAACACCGCCGAAAAGATCACGACCGCGCAGCAGGACATTAACGAGCAGATCAAAGGGCTGAACTCCCGCGGCGGCCGCGGCCCGGAAGCGGATGAAGAGGTAGCGTAGACTCTTATCCATGGCTGATGACGTAAACGACCCTACGAACCCGGCGCCGCAAGCTCCCGTAGCGATCGATCCTGCTCACGCGCAACCGCGGTGCCCGTGGTGTTTGGCGGAGCCTGCAATGGTTTCGTGCCGTGGCCCGCAGCCGCTGGGACACTTTTTTATCGTGATCATCTTCTGCGGCAATACAGAGTGCAGGAAGGTGTGGACGGTTCAGATTACCGGTCAGCAGCAGCCTGCGATTCTTAAACCGCCGCTCAGTCTCAGCTAGAGTCTTTTAGTCCGCGGGCTGTGCCCATCAGCAGTCCCGGCTGCCGGTATCCCCTCTCGATGGATTACCCGAGGCTCGAACATATAAGCGAGCACCGTCCCCAGCAGAAAGCCCGCAACCGCGAGCCAGCACAACCTGACCCAGAACTCTCTCATGTCATCAACCCTAGATCTGATCACTGATGCCTTACAGGATATCCTCGCCGTAGGTCTCGCCGGCAAGGTTGAAGGCGAAGACCTCGCCAAAGCCCTGCGCGTGTTCAACCGACGCGGCTCCAACTGGAACGCCACTGAGCGGTTCAAACGTTTCGAGCGCATGCAGACGTTCCCGGTCATCGCCTCGCAGCAGAGCTACACGATCGGAGAGGCGGTCAACACTCCGGACTTCATCGTGGCGGCCGGCAAGGCGCCGGTAAAGATCGACCGCGCGAACTGGCTGGTCGGTACCGGCAGCTCGCTTCTGTCCTACGAACTCGAGGTCATCGAGGTGAATGCGTATGCGGCGTTCGGGATGCCCTCGCTGCCGATGCTCTGGCCTGAGACTCTGTATCACCAGAAGACGCTCGGAAATCACACGCTCTGGCTGGTGCCGTATCCGACGGATTTAACGTGCTCCCTGCAACTGTTCTGGTGGGACCAATTCACGAAAGTCGCGATGGTGGACATTGCGCTCGAGCTGAACTGGCCCGAAGGGTACGAACTCGCGTTCTCGCTCACAGTCTCTGAAGACCTGTGCCTGGCGTTCGGCAAAGACCGGCCCGACCAACTGAAAGACGCCGCCTCGATGGCCCGGCGCGACGCAACAGCCTACAACGTGCCGCCGCCGAAGCTCGACACGAGCGGGGACGCATAAAATGGAAACGATCAAGCTCACCGAGCCGACGGTAGTCGAACCGCCCCCGAAAGACCCTGTTCCGGTCTCCCTCTCGCTGGACTCGAAGAACCTTCAGCCGACGACGACAAAAGAAGAAGACCAGCGGACCCTCGGGCAGCGCCGAGTGAATCTGATCTGGGAGTCCACGCAGGCACTGATCGCCATTTTCGTGACGGGCGCCACAATATGGTCCGCCATGAGGGGCGTCGAATCGCTGCTGCTGGGCAATGCGTTCACGTTGATTATTGCCCTCTACTTTGTTCGCCAAAACCACACCAAAATCGGCGGCATCGGCGGCTCGGACTCTCGATAAAGGAGCCCCACATGATTCCCTTCCTGAAGCTCACCGCCGTGGTGTTCGCGGCGGTGTTTCTTTTTCACGCGCTGGCCGACATCGTGCGGATTGCGCAATCTCTTAGGAAACCCCAATGATCACTATCGTCGTTACCCTGATCGTCATCGGCGTTCTGCTCTGGCTCGTAAATTCCATGATCCCGATGGACGCCAATATCAAAACCATCCTGAACGTCGTCGTCGTGTTGTGCGTCGTGCTCTGGCTGCTCAACGTGTTCGGCGTTCTTAATTCTCTCAATACTGTCGGCGTGCCCCGCGTTCACTGAGGTGCCCAGGCCGACCCTCGAGGAACTTCTCCGGCTGCGCGATGAAGCAGGCTCCTACCGCTACGGGCCGAAACTCTTTGAATTCCAAGTGTATCTGCTGCAGAACGGCGTCGAGATTGCCGAAACGCTCGAGCGCCAGCTATTGAACCCCACCACCGAAAGGAACCACGCCATGCTCGAAGACCTCATCATCACTCAGGCCGGAGCCACTATCTTGCTGCTCTTAAAGCACCTGAAAACCAAACCACAAGAAAAATGGTTGGGCCTCATCAAGAAAATCCGCGATGCGGCCCTGCTGATCGCGCCGCTGGACGTCTAGCGCCATGCGAAAGCTACTTACCCTGGCGGCATTCCTGCTGGCCGCGGCTCCTGCGTTCGGTCAAACGACAAACGACCCCTGGTTCTTCTCGAATCTTGCGGTTCCCAATACCGGAGCGGCTCATTTTCTGGCGCCGTTTTCCAGTTCTGGCAACTCGACGTCGACGGTTCAGAACGGAGTCGTCATCATCGCGGCCGCCGGCACGATAACCGACGCCACGTTCACAACGGACGTCGTACCGGCCGGTACGGCCACATGGACGATCGATTTGAGAACAGGCTCGAGTCCAGGCTCGATGTCGACCGCAGCCAGCGGTACCTGCACGATCACCTCGGCCATCAAGACGTGCAGCATCTCGCCCAGTAAGGCGATCGCGGCCGGCGACTTTGTTACGATCCGCACGACGCCGGCGAACGTGCCGGCGGCCACGCGTATGTCGGCCCAGATCAACTTCCTTCCCACGGCGGCGTATACAACGGTGCTGGGCGGCGTTGGCGGAACGTCCTTGTCGACGACGGTCGATGATTACCTGCCGCTCAACGGCAACATTCGCGGCACGGTCTCGACGGCCCGCGAAACGCTGATTCCCATCACCGGCTGCATCACTGAGTTCTGGACGCAACTGGACACGGCGCCAGGAGCCACAAAGACCAGGACCGCAACTCTCCAGGTGAACCGAACCGATACTGCATACGCCAACATCTACAGCGATGGCACGGTGACGTCTGGAGAGGTCCACCTGACCCTGTCGCCATGCATTCCGATCTATCCCCAGGACCGCGTTTCAGTTCACTGGACGCTCACGGGAGCGACGCCAACGGCGAGCACGACCTCGCACGGTGTCGCGCTGCAAATGAACACGGCGGGCGAATTCATCATTCCCTCGACGACGTCGGCGGCACTCGCGACTGCGGTGGCGAGCTACGTTTCAGTTTCCGGCGTGGGTGCGTCCGTCGCTGCGGCCAGCGTCTCGAATGTCGAGACGCCGGTACTGACGGGATTCACGATAACCGGCTCGTACACTCGCCTTGCCGGCGTTCCAGGCGGATTGAATAAGAGTTACACCACAAAGCTGCAAGTGAACGGGGCGGATGCCTCGACCCCCTTCTCGACGCTCCTTGCAGGGAATACGCTCGACTCGCAGACCTCCGGCACGTTTACGCCTTCTGCGGCCGACCGTCTGAGTACTGCCTTTACGCCTTCTGGAACCGCACCGACCGCGCAGCTCGCCATGGTGGCGCTCGTGGGCAACGTTTCGGGCGGCGCCGGCGGCGCCGGCGTTCTGGCCAATGACGCCGAATTCCTGAATGCTGCCGATAACGGCACCGTGGGCAACGTGTTGGATCCCACAATACTCGCAGCGTCGACAGTCGCCCAGGAAGGCGTGTGGACGACGACGCCAACACCGCTCACCACAATGACTGTGAACGGCTCGGATCTTGGCCAGTTGCCGAGGTCGATCAACATCCGGAACGCTTCTTACAATGCGTCCGGTTCGGCAAAGTCGTGGATTATCGATATGAGCGCGGCAGCCGACCAGAAGGTGAACTGGACGGCCTACAAGAGTGCGCCGGTCGTCATCCAGCAAGGGCTCATCAGCACGACGCTTGCAGGCGATCTCTCCAACACCGGTATCGACTTTGTCACCAGTACGTCAACGGGCGGCCTGGTCATCGACTGCGTTCTGCAATGGGTGAATAAATCGACAGGGTCTGGAACTGTGGGCTTCGGCCCGCGGGCGCATGGCAGTTCCGCGGCTCCGACGGGCTCGACGACGGGCTCCGTTATCGACTCGAATTCGGCAACGACCTACGGGTACACGCTGATTCACGACGCGCCGAACAACCTGTGCTCACTCAAGATGTACAACATTTCAGGCGGGGTCTGGTCTCAACGCGGCTCGACGTCGACGGCGGCGCTTGATGGAGTGACGCCCGGCGATTCAAGCCTCTTCAACTGGGGCGGAGGCATGCACGCGCTATCGCCAGCCGCGACGGTCACCTTCGATCAAAGCATCGTAATTTTTGGCAGTACGGCGCCGCTGCCTCCCAACTCCTTCGTGATCGGCCTGGTCGGTCCCGGGGGTCTGGTTGGCCCTGGCGGCCTCGTAGGAGTTTCTAAATGACACGAATCCTCAACGGTATCGCTCTAATTTTTCTGCTCGCCGCGACGGCACACGCTCAATGGCGCGGCGACTTCGTGGTCGGCGATACGGCCGTCAACTTCAAGTTCACCACGAGGGCGACAACGGGAGTCCCGACGACACTGGCAGGCTCGCCCGTGGTGAAGTGCTACAAGAACAACTCGACCACGACGGAAACGACAACCGGCGTCACGCTGAGTGTCGACTTCGACAGCGTCACCGGGCTGAACAACATCCTGATCGATACGTCCGCGGATGGCACGTTCTACGCCGCCGGCACGAATGTGCAGTGCCTCATCACGACAGGAACGGTGAATAGCGTTTCGGTTGTTGGGGAAGTGGTCGGCGAATTCAGTCTTTATGATCGATCCCCGCTGCGCCCGACAACCTCCGGCCGCACGCTCGATGTGTCCGCCGGCGGCGAGGCGGGTGTCGACTGGGCCAACGTCGGCAGTCCGACCGCGACACTGAACCTCTCAGGCACCACGATCAAAACCTCGACAGATATCGCGACGCTGATCGGAGCTCCTGCAGGCGCTTCACTGAGCGCCGACGTTGCCGGGCTGTGGATCCGCCGCGGTACCGCTCAAGCGGGTGCAGCGTCGACCATCACCCTCGACTCGGGCGCGTCCTCCGTGAATGCCTTTTACTCGAGAGCCGGCACGCTGGTCGTGATTCTGTCCGGTACCGGCGCGGGCCAGGTGCGCCTCATCACCGGCTACGTCGGCTCAACGCGGGTCGCGACCGTCAATGTGACCTGGGTTACGAACCCCGACAACACTTCTGTATTTCTGATTCTGCCGAGGGGCTAATCATGAGCAACATCGCAGTACTCGCCAACGAAGCCACGGCAACGAAACGGCGCGTTTATTTCTTTATCCGCCTGGCTGCGGACGGACTCACGCCCGCGAGTAAGTCCGCGGGCCAGCCGCAAATTTCAACAGACGGCGGCGCCTGGACAAACACCGGCATCGGCACGCTGACCGACCTCGGCAACGGTGAACACTACGCGGACGTCACGCAGGCGGCCGTGTTGACGGCAGGGACGCGGATCCGCACCAGGTTCGCGGATGTCGACACGATCGAAGAGCGGGGGGATTCGCTGATGGTCGGCGTTTTGGATCCGTACACGGCCGCGGCGCTGACTTCGGCCGAACGCAACGCGATCGCCGACGCACTGCTCGATCGAGCGGATGCGATCGAAGTCGGGCTTACGCTGCGTAACGCTCAACGACTGGCGGCCGCGGCCAACGCCGGGAAAGTCTCAGGAATGGCGACGACCACCGTCACGCTCCGAAACGCCGTCGCCGACTCGAAGGACCGCGTCGTGGCGACAGTCGACACCGACAGCAACCGCACGGGGATTGTTTACGACCTAACCTAAGGGGCGCATACTTTGCCGCATGGTTCGCCGCTTACTGTCGCCCTGCGTGAGTCCGGAGCGTTTGAAAGAAGCGTCGCTCGCGTCGCCGCCACTACTGGAAACTGTCGAGCTGCGGCACTTGCTCAAATGTGAAACTTGTCTGGATGCGTGGGTGGATTTGAAGGATGCGCTATCTCACCAAGAAACACCGGAAGCAGGCTCCTCGGTATTGGAAGAAGAGGATTGAGCCGGGACTGGTTTTGAAAGTCAAGAAGCAGCCCTTAGGATTTGCGGGCTTCGCCCATCACCATTCCAGGTAACGAGTAAAGTGCAGCCCGTTGCTGCTGTCCACTAAGACGATATCCGGAGTCCACTCCCAGTGTTGGTGCAGTTCGTCCAGCATCACACTGCGGCTCGTTAGAATCTCGATGATCTCCCGGCACTCGACGTTGTTCGACCGCTGCGCGAACTCCAAGAGCGTAATCGCGATCGGCGGCGGCGGAATGAAGAAGCGCTTCACGCCCGGCAACCAGAGCAACTTCTCGATATCGAGCGTATGCGCGATCGGTAAGGCCAACAGGGAAGCGATGAAGTTACGGCGCGGGATCATCATGCTTTTGGAACTGCTCCAAGGCGTCGGAGTCTCCATCTCAGCCAGCTAATGTACGCTTGCTGGCATCGGCTAAAGAGCCTCTGCCATAGACGGTAAACGCGAGCGTGAAGGATCATCAGGCGCAATCTCGCGGGAGAGAATCCCATCAGTTCCTCGCGGCTGTAGTTCATTCGCACGCCCTCAGTCTACGCCACCCGATTTAAACCCTGTTTTAACCCTTTTCTTATTCCATGCAAACCATCCCCTTCCCGCAGCTCGTCGGGAAAGACTACACGCCGCTATCTTCCAAAGCCGATTGTCAGACTCTTTGGAACCTATACCGGGAAACCATTCAATCGGGCGACGGCGACAACGACCACGTTCTCTATAAAACACCAGGCATTAAAACCCAGCAAACTCCGGCCATAGGAAGCCACCGCGGCACCCTGGAGCTGAACGATTACCTTTTCGACGTCCTCGACGACACGGTTTTCCTGCTCGTCCCGACATTCGCAATTACCTACGCGCTCAGACCCATCGCCAACGATGGCAAGCCCGTCATCATGGCGGCAAACCCGGACACGCTGCTGATTGTCTCCGCAGGCGTTCTCTACGCGATCAATAGCGCCGCGCTGACCACGCCGGCGACGCCGGCAGTCCCAATCTCGGTCGCCTTCATTGACGGCTACTTCGTGATTCTCTCGGCGGCGAATCAGATTTTCTTCTCCGTCGACGGACTGACGTGGAACGCGCTGGACTTCCAGACGATCGAAGCCTCGCCCAGCAACACGCTCGCGATGATTACGGACCACAACGAACTCTGGTTGCTCGGCAACCGGCTCACGCAAGTGTTCACGGTCGGTCCGGATCCGAACACGCCCTTTGTCCCGCGTCAGGACGCGATCCTGCAGCACGGCATCGCCGCGGCCGCCAGCCTGGTCGCTCTGGACAGTTCTCTCTTCTGGCTGGAACGCAACAAGAACGGCGAGCGGACGATCGTGCGGATGGACGGCTACACCCCGAAAACCGTCTCGACCTACGCGGTTGAAAACACATTGCGGAAATTCCCGGCCGTCGACGACTGCATCGGCATGGGTTTCCAGGTCAACGGACACTCCCATGTGTGGTTCACGTTTCCGAGTGCTCCTGCTGTCGTCGGATCCACGCTCTTCCCTGGAACACCAGGCGCAGGCCAAACCCTCGGCTACGACGCCACCGAAAACGACTGGTACAGGGTCGGCTACTGGAACATTGCGCTGGCTCAATGGGAACGCCATCGCGCCAATACGATCGTGTCGGCGTTCGGAAAGATCCTCGCCGGCGACCACGAGAACGGCAAGCTGTACGAACTGTCGCCGGACTTCTGCAACGACGACGGCAACCCGATCCGCTGGTTGCGCCGGGCGCCGCACGTCCGGAAGAACAACAGGAAGGTGCAGATAGGGCGCTTTGAAGTGACCGCCGAGGTAATGCCCTGCGATTGCGACGAGAATGGCAACTCGATCGTCGTTCCTGTTCCTCCGTCGACGGTACCGCCGGTAATCACAACGGCCTGCCCGGTGGTGGATCCCGTGTATGGCGTGGCCTACAGCTACCCGTTTGCGGCGAGCGGCGGAATCCTGCCTCTGACCTGGAGTATTTCCGCTGGCGCGCTGCCGGCAGGCCTGACGCTGAACCCCACCACAGGGATACTTTCGGGAACGCCGGCCGCATCCGGAGATTTCTCCTACACGCCCCATGTTGCCGATTCGACCCTCCCCACGCCGCTGACCGCCGAGGTGAGCTGCTCTTTGCACATCGCGCCTTACGGTTTGCTGAGGCCTCTGACCATCGAAGAGTGGGAAGACCCGGACTACGTCAACCCGGTCCGGTCGCGGATCGAGGACGGGGCGCTTGCGATCGATGCCGACCTCCCGATCGGGACTTCACTCACGTTTGCCGACTTGCAGATCGATTCGACGCGGCCGCTGACCCCGAACTATGCGCAGCTGTTCCTATCGGCATTTCCGGAGCCGGATGCCGGAGAGACTCTGGTCAGCGCCACGGTTCATGTGCTTGCTCAATTCAATTTCAACGGCGCCACGGGCGGTTCTCCGAGCTCGCTCATCGACGTTTTCAACAACTACACCCACACCTTCCCGAGCTCGTCGACGGCGAACCTGTTCTCGGGTGGAAGTGTCGACGTTGCAAAAACCAACTACAGCCACACGTTTAGCGCGGCAGCTTTCGCCATCGCGTTCCCCGGCGGCGCCGCCGATATCTACGTCCGGTGCATGCAGGGGCATTCGCTCTTTCAGGATTTCAGCGTGACGATTCACCTCTACATCTTCGACGTTTGGATCGAGTACGTGTATGCGTAGGACCGCCTAGCCATGTGGGGCGCAGCTTATTTCGGGAAAGCTTATTGGGGTGCCCCGTACTGGGGGCCCGCGAGCACGTCAGTGGTTCCAGTGGTGGATCCCGATCCACTGATGACATTCCGGTTCAGCGGCGACGGGGGAAAGACCTGGTCGGACTCTCGCAACCGAAGCATGGGCAAGACGGGGAAGTACGATACCGTCATCGCCGTCAATGCGCCGGGCACGTTCCGCGACTTTGTGGTCGAAATTTCGGGAAGCGATGACGTGAGAATTGCGATCACCGGAGCAAACATGGACGTGGAAGTCCTGAAGTCGTGATCGATATCGACGTTCCGCCTTCGCGCACTGAATTACTCGAGCGTGACCGCCATACGGGTCAGTTCACCGGCAAGGCCTCGCCGGTTTGGACGAAATGGTTCGGGGATTTCATCGCCTCCATTGTTCGCCTGGCAAACCAGGTACGGCAGCCCGACCTCACGATTGCCCAGTTGAACGCCCTCGGCCTCTCAGGAAGCGACAAGGGGCGCGAATTCGGCGTGTCGGTCTACAACCACCGGCTCCGCTGGACAGGAACGGCTTTTGAATTTGCGCCTGGAGATTGCGGCAGCCACTACTTTGCTGAACGCCCCGGAGTTCCGCAGGAAACAGGCTGGCAGCTCTGCGACGGCACAGTCACGAGCTACCTGGTTGTCGGTGCGGTGTTGAGCGCCGCGGCCTTCACGACGCCAAATGAAGTAGCCGGCACGTTCCATAAAAGCATTGCGGCGTATACGGGCAGTATCGATGCCGCGATCGCGCCCACGCTTACCGGAACTCCCGCCGTGTTGACCGGTACCGTCACTGCGCCCGTGTTCACGGGAACGCCTGCGGTGCTGACCGGTACGGTTGCCGCGATCGGCGCGACAGCGACAGCAGCCCTGACTTCCGCGAATGCGGCAGGACAGAACACGGCCGACAACCTGCACACGCATCCGGCGCCAGCATTGACGATGAACTCCTACACGCCGGCAGGAACCAACTCTGTTCCGGTTTTGACGATGAATTCCTACACACCAGCAGGAACTATCAGCACGGCAGGACGCCCTCCGAGTCTGGGAGTGTTGCGGTATTACCGAAGATAGTCCTTCGCTCCGTTCCGCGCTCTTTTGCCGGATCTCCTCTCGAAAGTAAAACACTATGGCCTTTTCATTATCCAACCTCATCGACGTTGCAGCCCCAGCAGTCAGCGGCGCCATCGGCTATAAAGCTGCGAGCAGTGCCTCGAAGACAGGCGTCAACGCCGCAAACAACGCCACGAATATCGCGACGACCAACAGTGCAAAAATGCAGGCGCTGTACCAGCCCTACATGGACGCAGGGAAAACCGACCTCAACGCCATTCAGACCGGCCTGGCACCCGGCGGCGAATTCAACACGCCCTTCACCGGCAAAGATTTGGCGGACGAGCCCGGGTACCAATTCGGACTCGACGAGGGCAACAAGGCCATTGAAGCCGCGCGGCGATCGATGGGCACAAGGTTCAGCGGCGGCGCGGTTAAAGAAGGCATCAAGTACAACGAAGATTACGCGGGCACAAAGTTTGATCAGGCCTTCCAGCGCAACCGGCAGACACAAGACGACCGGTTCAACCGGCTGCAGTCGATCGTGAACACGGGCGCGAACGAAACCAATCAGGCGGGGAACTCGATGGAACTGACCAGCCAGCAGCTCCAGCAACTGGAGATCGAGAAAGGCGACGCACAGGCCGCAGGAGACCTCGGCAAAGCCAATTCGATCCAGCAGGCCATCGAGGCCGGAACGAAGGCCGTGGACAACTACAACACGCTCAAAACCGCCGCCGGGGTTGTCTCTAAGGCCGCCGGAATAGGAGTTCCAGCCGTCGGCATCGGCACAGGGATCACTACGGGAGTCGGAAGCGTAACCACCGGAGTCGGCGGGGCAGTCCCCAGCATCATCGGGGTCACCAGTGGCGGAGGAACCGCCGCTGGATCTCTCGGGGGTGCAGCCACAACCACCGGAACAACGGGCGGCGTCGGCGGACTTGCTACCGCGGCGGGACATGCTATTACCGGCGCCGTAAGTTCAGCCAGCGATGCTCTCGGATTCCTCGGGCTCGGATCAGCAGCTCTTCCGGTAGTCGGCGGCATCATTGCCGGCGGCATTTTGCTGGCGAAGCATTATGTGGGCGCCGGACGGAAGCAGGCCGACAAGCTAACCGGTGAAGGCGGACTGCAGCGGGCGTTCGAATCGACGCTCTCCGATATCGACAACGCGCCCGGCTATAGCGCCGCGCAAAGGTGGCAATCGAAGAATCAGGCCTACGACGAGCTGGAAAAGCGTGTCCTGGACTTCGCGTCGAAGGGCAAGAACCAGCGCAAGGTCTCGGTGCAATTGTTCGACGAGATCAGTCACCTCTTTGGAAAGCCTAACCCGCTGAAGTCGGGGAGTGCCGCAGCGCCACCCGCGCAGTCAGGATCGCCAAACGCGAACGCCCTGGCGGCTTCCTCGGGATATTAAGGGAAACACCATGAACGCAGCACTTCTCCAGCAAATCGCCAACCCGCGGAAGTTTGACTTCCCTGATCCTGTCGAACGGCAATCGAACGCGCTCAAGCTCCAGGGAATGACGCAATCGAACCAAATCAACGCGATGAAGATCCAGGAAGCGCAGGACTCGAAAGCGCAGTCCGACCAGGAATGGGCGAAGGTTCAACAGATTTTCCAGAAGCACTCAGGCGACGCGGACGCGGCGATCGCCGAGGTACTCAGTACGCCATGGCGCGACCCTAACATCACGAAGACCTACCAGGGAGCCGCAGCAGCACGGCAAGATCAAGCAACCGCCCAAAACGCGGCGGACAAAGACCGGTTAAAGCTGCTCGAAGGGCAGCAGACCGAGTTTGGCGGCATGAGTTTGGCACCGACACCCGGTGGAGCACAGGCCGACACTGCCGTACCTGCAGGACGTCCCGCAGCGCCTCTTTATCAAGCAGGCATTCCCGGAGCGGAAGTAGCTCCGACGGTGTTGCCATTGCCTTCGGTGGATGTGCGTTCATCTGTCCCGGGCGGACCGACGACGACAGTTCAGCCGCGATCCCTGGAGCAGAATACGGCGGCGACTCAGGCGGCGGAGACGTTCAAGCGCAACCTCGCCCTGAAAGATGCCCTGATCGATATCCCACCCATTCCGGAGATTGGATTCGCAGGTATGAAGGGTGTCCCGAAAGAAGCCGCCGGGCCGCTCATCACGCAGCTTGGAGAAATCCAAAAGGCGAAGAACGCGCCGCCAAAAAACACGTCGTTTGAAGAGCAAACCTATGACGACTACCTGAAGAGTCCGGAAGCAAAGAAGTTTGGACCCGACCGTCTGGGCTTCGACAAATACAAACAGCAGCAGAAGCTCGACACAGCCGCTGCAGGACGCGCGGCCGCGGCCAATGTTCCGGAAATCGGCGGGGGCTCTAAAGAATTCAAAATCGCGCAGGACCTGGCCTATGGAAAACTGCCGTTCACCAACTTCAATCAGATGTACGGACGTGCCGCGGCCAGCTCGGGAATGAAAACCGCGATCTACGAAAAGGCTCAAGAGCTCAACCCTAATTTCAACGTGGCCCAATTTGAAATGGGCTACAAGCTGGCGTCCAGTCCGAAAGTTCAGCAGCAGCTCGCCTCGATGGACAACGTGAAGCAGGCCGTACCGGATTTGCTGAGACTGTCCGATGAAGCGTCACGGACGGGAATCACCGCGCTGAACAAGCTCATCATCAAAGGTGGGTTTGAGCTCGGCAGCAAGCATTACGCAAACCTCGAAACAGCGAGAACGGCCTTTGCCGACGAACTGTCCGGCGCATTGGGCTTTGGCTCCGCGACCGACATGTCGAAAGCGATGGGCCTCGATATGACGCGCCCGGATCTCTCTCCGGAGGCTTTCCGGTCGCAGATTCAAGACGTCGTGTTGCCGTTCATCGAGCGGAAGCGCGACACGCTCTTGAAGCAGATGGGAGTGTATGGACAGCCGGGAATGAATCCGGCAGCGGACGCGGCGGCGGCACCGGCTGCCGGTGGATCCAGGGGAGCGATGACCGAGGCGCTGATCCAGTCCAACATGCGGAACAACACCCCCAACCTGACACGCCAGCAGGCAATCGACTTCCTCAAGAAGAACGGCTATGAGGAGCCGAAAAAGTAATGCCGCAACAACTCTTCGATGATAGCGGCAAGCCGGTCGCGGCCGGGCCGCGGCTGTTCGATGAGAAGGGGAAACCTGCCGACGGGGCCGCAATCTCGGCGCGGGAGCCCACCTGGCTGGAATCGGCGTCCGACTTCGGGGAAAACCTGCTGTCGGCGGTCAACCCTCTGCCGGCGCTCGAGTTCCTTTACCACCACGGCTGGGGAGCAACCCTGAAGAATGTAAACAACGCACAGGCAGCGCAGGCGACCAAGGCGAAGGCGGCCTTCGACCGCGGCGACTATACGCAGGCAACGGCAAGCACGCTGAACTGGCTACTGCCTTTGATCGGTCCCGGGATCGATCATGCGCAGACCCAGCTCAACAAGGGCGAGTACGCCGCAGGCCTGGGAACCAGCGTCGGGCTCGGCCTCGGGGTCGCTGCGGGCCCGGCGCTCGAAAACGCCGCCCTCAAGCTGCCGGCATTGGTACGCCCCACACTGAACCCTGTGGAGGCAGATGCGGTGGCTTTCGCCGATCGCTCCGGTGTTCCGCTGGACACGGCAACGCGCACCGGCAACCAATTCGTGCGGGGAGCGCAAAACATTCTACAGAAGCAACCCGGGTCAGCCGGCGTGGCGCAGGCGGCGCGTCAGGCGCAAACCGACGCGCTGACCAAAGTCGGCGGGCAACTGAAAACCAAAGTGGAGCCCAACCTCCCTGGCGAATACAGTCCGGAGACCGCAGGCCAGGCCGTCGTCGATTCCATTGAATCGCGCCGCGGCCGGTTCGACGTCAAAGCCGATGAGGCCTACGGCGAACTGCGGAAGGCGGAGGCCGATCCGGCAAACACGAGGAACGTTCAGACCGGAACCCAAACCAGGCAGCAGACGGTCTTTACTCCGCAGGGCGGATCGGTCGTTAGGAACGTCACGGCGCCGGTCATGGAAGATGTTCCGCTACCAGTGGATATGCGGCCCGTGAAGGCGTCGCTTCGGCCAATCTATGACCGCATCCTGCAACGGATGCCGGTTGCCCAACAGCGAGCCGACCCGGCGTTGCACGCCCTCAGCAACATTTTCTCGGGCAAGGACCACGTCCCGGCGTCGGTTGCCGACGCGAACCTGAGCGCCATCAAAGCGATGGCCCGCGGCGCCACATCCGCCGACGTCCGCACTGTTAGCCAGGGCACGGCCGCGGCCGCGGTCAAGGAGTTCCAGCAGGCGGTCGACACTGCGGTAGCGCAGGCAGGGCCGGACGCGACGGCAGCCCTCGAGCGTGGACGAGCCCTGACCCGCGCAAAGTACGAGGCCGACGACGTCCTTAAAAGTTTCGTGAAGGGCGGCGAGGAGCCGGTCCAGGTCTTCCGCGCCCTTACAGCGAACAAGGACACGCGGGTGAACCTGCTTCGGGATGTCGTGAGACAGAGTCCACAGGATCTCCCCAAGATCGCAAAAGCCTATCTCCAGGGACTGTTCGAAACGGCAACCTCGGAGGGCGGCTTTGGACGTTCGGCAACGCTCTACAACAAGTGGGAGGCTCTCGGGCCGGAGACCAAAAACGTACTCTTCAAAGATCCGAAACTAATCGCGGACCTCGACAACTTCTTCCTGATTGCAAAACGCATTGCAGACAATCCGAACCCGAGCGGGACCGCCTCCACGGCGGCAACCATGGTTACGGCTGGCCTGGTGGTCACCAATCCTGTCGCGGGAGTTTCGTATCTAGTGGGGGAGAATGCTCTGGCGCGGATGCTGTTCACTTCGCGAGGCTCGCGGGCCATGGTCAATGGACTGAAGGTGCCACTGGGCAACAAAGCGGCCGCGTCATTTGCGGCGAGCGAGATTCTCAGGCTCGCCGGCCCTGATGCGAAGCCGGTCGAATCTGGCCTAGCACGATCCAGCGCACAACCAGCCCCAGCACCCAGGGCAGGGCCGCCAGTCCAATAAGAAACGACTGGTTGTCCGCCGTCCAGTTGCTTGTCATGAAGAGAATCAACGCGGACCATAGAACCGACAGTAATAGCCAAGCACGTCTCAGCATCGGCGCCTCCCTGCAACGGCGCGTAGTTAACCATGCTTCCGCGGACCTTCCCGATATTTCTTTTGCCCGGAAAACCCATTATGAAAAAACTCCTCTTTGCCCTTGCTCTGCTCTTGTTCACCCAGCCCTTACTCGCCCAAACCTACGTTCCCTTATCCATGGGCAACCAGCAGTGGAGCTATAACTCCGGCGCACCGGTCGCCGCGGGCTTTCTGTGCTTCTTAAACTCAGGCCTCACCACCAAGCTCGACACGTACACAACACCTTCAGGCACAGCGAACGCAAACCCTGTCGTTCTCGATGCGGGCGGCCGTGCTTCGATCTTTGTGAAACCTGCCGAAGCGTACACGGTCAAACTGTTCGCGCCAGGCATCGGTAACGCGTGCGGCGCCGACATCGTGGGCGCCTTAATCTGGTCGGCCGATGACGTGATGGACGGCATCCTATCCAAACTTAAACTCACCGCGAACTGCTCGGATAGCGCCGGAGCTGCAGCATGTGGAGCTGCCTCAGCCGGCAGTCTCGTTATCGACGCCGCAGCAACCACAGTCGTCGTGAGCACCACGGCGGTTACGGCCAACTCTCAGATATTCGTGACGAACGATTCATCCCTGGGTACGCGTTTAAGTGTGACGTGCAATACCCAGTCGTCTTTAGTGCTCGGAGCTCCGCGGATTACGTCTCGCACGGCAGCCACAAGTTTTACGGTCAAGATTGAAGTTGGGCCGACGACGAACCCGATGTGCCTCTCGTTTCTCATCGTAAACTGATAGCTACTTAGGTTTGTCCCTGGGCTCCCTGTTCCTGAACCGCTTCCACGCTGCACGGCGCGCACCTTCTTTTTTGATATGACGCGGCAGCACATTCAGCGGCTTACCTCCTGCCAGCAGAAACGGCCGCTTCTCTTTCACTTCGCCTTCACCTCCCGGATCCGCACCAGCTTCTTCCCCTTCTTTGAATTCCGCGCGTTGGCAAATTCCGCGAACGTCTGCTCTTTCTCCACCTCCACTTTCAATGGCAATTTCTTCTGCCCCATCGGCGAAAACGTGAGGTCGACGGTCCCCTTCAACCGCTCAAAGAAGTCCACCGAAACGCTCCAGTCGATGATGAAGTGAATCCCCAGCACGAGGATCAGGTCGCTCTTCTTTCGCTGGATGTGCATGTGCTGGATCTCCACCGAGTCGATGCGCCCGCGCTGCAGGGGAACGTCCGGATGCGCGCAGTAGTCCAGTTTTTGGATCGGCTCGTCAACTTCCCATACCGAGCCGACCATCTCGAGGCGAGGCTCGTACTCGTTCATCTTGCCCGCGACGCGGAACAGGGCGTCCGCCATTGACGGCGATATTTGCTTCGCCAGGTCCCGCGTCAGCGGAAAAATGTAGAGCTGACAGTAAGCGGTGCGGTGCTCCTCGTCGGAGTTGAGATTCGCGGACTTCAATATGGCGGTTACGTTTTTGAACATTCGATTCCTTTCCGGTTCGTGTTAGTGTTGGACCTTCCCGGTTAGATGCTTGAAGAGCACCCCTCCCCTCTACTTCACTTTGTAATTCCAAGTTCTTTCTTAATGCAGCGTTGGCTTCGGACCGCGGTCCTCGCCTATGTCGATAAATGCGCCGTCGCCGTCGACGTGTATTCCCAGCTTCCTCGCGAGTGAATGATTCGCGCGTTCCAGATCCTGGATGATCTCCAGCCCGTTGACGCTGTGCTGCCGTAGCTCTTTGATGATCCGGTCATAGGCGTCGCGGCGTTCCTGCTCGAATCGCTCGGTAAGCCAACACCCCAAGTTGAACCCCGCGACGACGCCCCACATCAAATACACGGGGCGCGATAGCACCTCGTAAAGAAGCATGTCGGCGAGCGCCCCCGCGACAAAGAAACCTGCCATGAACAGCCGCAAGCGCTGTGGCGTAACGTGCGACCAGGCTCGATCCCAAAGTTTGAAAGTCATGCATTGCTCCCCGATGCGACCGTGCACGGAATCTCGACCGATACCGGATCGTCAGGACGGCCAGCCGCAGTAATGACGACTCCCGTCTTGCAAACCGTGCAGGCAACCGCGAAGAACCCGCACTCCGGTGCAGGGTATGGCAGCGTCACCTTGCAGACCGGAAACACACCCTCGGGCGCTCGAACGGCCTTACCGTTGGGGTAATTCGGGTCTGGCGCGCACTGGGCCTTGCCGCGGCCTGACGGTATAAAGTTGACCTGGTGCTGACCGCTGGGCATGGTCCCGAAAATTACGTTCACCTTCCCACCTTCCTTTCCAACTCCACTTTTATCGGCTCCTTTTCCTGCTGTTCGCGCCACTCTCCGGCGATGTCCCGAATGCAGTCCACGCACAATCTGAACTCACGGCAGTCTTTCCAATAGCAGAGGAGCGCCCATCGGCCATCTTGGGCTTTGCACCGGAAGCAGGGCTCGACCGGCGGCGGCGTTTCGGCTTTGGTTTTGCGCCTCATCGCGCGAACCCCAAATCTTTCCGCGCATTCATCCGGGCATTGTTGAGCAATTGCCATTGTTCGAGCGTTCCGCCTTTGTCCGGGTGTGCGACGTGCGCCAGCCGTTTGAACTCTCGCTCGATATCGGCCTCGGTGACTTTCTGGTCTTTGTCGAAGCCGAAGACGTCGCGCCAGTATTCACCTGCCCGTTCCGGGATTGCCGTGAAGCCGCGGAACGCCCGTTCCATCATGTCGGAACTGCCCCAGCGTTCTATCCCGCGCAGGGCTTCGATGGTCAGCGCGATCGCGCGGACGTTTTCGCGCACGTGGCCGTACTTGTCGCAGGCGAAGCACATGGGTTTTGCCTTGTGCTCGAAGTAGACCGCGACTCCTGGGTCCGGAGCGTTGCCGATATCGGCGCGGAAGAGTCCATCGTTGCGGAGCGGGATGTTGGTCGAGATGATGATCTTCTTTGCGCCCAGCCGCTGCAGTTCTGCCAGCAAGGTATCCCGTGCAGCGGCAAGCGGCATCTTGAAACCCGGATTGCTCACGTGGGACTTTGAGCGGGTCCGGCCCTCCGGCCAGTAGAGCGGATAGGCTTCAACGGCCATTCGCCGCCCTCACCGCCATCACGTTCAGATTCTCGAAGCACGCCGAGCACAGCCCCTCGTTTGTCTTCTTGTTTAGAAACGTCCACGAGCAGCCGCCCTCGCAGGCGTTGTCCCAGGTGCAGCCGCATTTGATGCACGTCGGCTCCAGGCGGATCAGCGTCATCATCTCCGCAACCACACGGGCTACCGATGCCAGCTTCTTCGGAGGCCCCACTACTTGGACCTTCAAACCTTCCGTCTTCGCAACCTTCCCGCTTTTCGTCTTCATAGCTCCTCCAAATCCTTCCTCCGAATTCGCGTCTTCATTTCAGGCCTGCCTGCCTAAGCTTTTGCATGCAAGCGCCGCAGACGTCGTACTCGGTGTCTTGCGTTGTGGAGACTCCCTTTTCCTCTTTCAGATACTTGGTGACCGTGACGACGTAGCGCCCCGTCGTCGCGCGCAAGTGTTCGTCGTCTTTGCAGATGTCGCAGACCACAACTGTCGCCATTTAGAGCTCCTCCAAATCCTTCCTCCGAATCCGTGTACGCCGTCCGTCCTGAATAGCCTGTAGTGTTCCCTGCTCAATCTGTTCGTGGATGTATCGCTGTGTGAGGCCGGTAACTTCTGAGGCTTCCTTGACGGACAGAAACAGGGTTTGAGAAGGCTTCCGGAACACTTCGCGAAGTGCCTCGGCGGCGTGCTGGTAGAACTCACCCATCGGCTTTGAGAAGCGTTCCGGAAGTGCTTCTGGAAGTTCTGATACTGCTCTCTGGACGACGAATGCTCCGGGTTGCTTGCGGCGTTCTTCTGCGGCTCGCTGGACGTCGTCCGGGTGATAGACCGCTGCGTCAGGCCGCCCGGGTTGTGGGCGTTTCGCGGATTGCAGCTTGCCCTCTGTGGCGAGTTTTTCGACGGTCTTGGAACTCACGCCGATGGCTTCTGAGGCTTGCTGTTTGGTGAGCCACTGTCCTAGATCCAGTTTTTGTGTCATGAAGTTTTACGCCCCAGGGGGAGTGAAGGGTTCAGAGGTTGCGGAGTCGGGCTCTCGATAGACGCGTCGCGAGTTGCTGCAGAGTGCCCGGTACCGCTCGATCCAAGGCCCGTAATTCTCCGAGCGGAGATTTTCCGCAAGGGCCTCTTCGACCGTATAGCGCGTGGCCTCGATGATCTCCAGCCCCGCTTCGTATTCGTCGGTCGAAACCATGACTATGACCTTCTGCCCTTCAATCAATCCAACAAACTGACTCTCGCCGGATTCGACGTCCGAAACGTAGGCGTGCGCGTAGGCTCCAGATCCGTCAGGCGCTTTGCAGATCGCGTGGACCAGGCGAAGGCTGTAGTAGCGGAAGCGGCTGCAATACAGGATCGCCAGCAGCTCCAGCGCGTCGTCGAAGCAGTGGTGAGTCGGGAGGATTTCGCGGCTCAATTCTCGCTCCGTTTCATATGCTCCACGGCTCTTGCGATTCTCAGGGCCGACCGGATGTCGTGCTGGGCATCCTCGGGAAGTTCAGCAATGTTGAGCCTGCGGAGCTTCATTCCTTCTACGAATTCCAGTGGCGTGAAGCAGTAGCTACAGACCGTGAGACAGCCGACGTCCGGCACGAAGTCCGGATCAGTGACGCACGCGAAGCCGTCGAGAGTCTCTCCGCACTGCGGGCATTTCGGTTTCGCGTCGAGCTTGCCGATGTTCATGATTCCTCCGTCTGGTCTCTCTTAAATTCTTCAGCCAGTTCGGCACGGTACTCGCGAAAGTCGTTAAGGACCTGCGCGTACACTCCGGGCGGTTGCTCCAGCTTCACCTTTAGGAAGTTCATGAGGAACCCATCGGCATACGATCCCGCGCAGACTTCGAAGAGGTTTCGCGCAACGTCAACAGCGGCGTCGACTGACATCTGCGTGTGGATTTCGCCCAACTGGATATCGACGCGCGGCTTGCCGGTTTTATGGGAGACCAGCGACGAGACCATGACCACGCCCGGGGCGTCGAGTTTCTGTCTTGCCTGCAGTTCAAGGTCACGCACTCGCAGTTCCTCGCGCAGCCGGGCGTTTGCCAGCTTCAAGGATTCGCGATCGCAGTTCTGGCCGGGATGTTCGGGAGTGTCGCAATAGGGACAGCGGGTCACTGAATCTTCTCCGAAGGCATCGGCGGTTCCTGTTCGTACTTACGCTCGGTCACGGGTATCAGATCGATGCGGCCGTCGTCGCGTGGCTGGACTTGAACGAGCATTCTCAGCAGGTCGCTTTTCTGCGAGGCCCGGGTCTCTTCCGGCGTCATGAACGTGAGGAAGTTGCCGTCACGGTGCAGGACGTGAAAGTTGCCGGTCAGATCGAGGCGCGGATCCGCCCTCAGTTCTAAACGGCCCGGATCGATGTTGCGGTATGCCCGCGCGAATTCCGGATCCCGATACTTACTCGTAATCGAGATGAAAACGATGGCCGGGAAATCGATGTCGACGGGGTGCTGGATGCAGCCCACGCGCAGCTCGCCGCGCCAACTCAGGATGATTCCCGTTGAGGGTGGGTGGTGGTATCGCTGCATGTCACGCTCGCACTTCAAATTGATTTCGGCGAGTTTGCGCCAGCTTGGCGGGTTATCTGTCACTCTCATTCTGTTCATTCCTGGTGTTCTCCTTTGCGAACAGGATCCGGATCCGGCTCGTCGTTCATCCGGCGCATCACAATTCCAGAGAACAGGCCCAGCGCCATGTTGACGGCGTCCGAATGCTCTATCCATGTGTTGGGGAAGTACGATTTGAACTTTTCGCGGGCCTCTTCGAGTGCCTCGCCGGCTACTTCACTGAATTCCTTCTTCATCGCCTCGCACCTCCGCCCAGATCAATTCCAACCAAAGCTTCAACGTAAACCGCAGGCTCCCCAGGTAGTGCTTCAGGTACAGGTGGCCGACTTGCGCGTCGTCGAGCGTCGACCAGCGTTCACACCAGGTATCGCCGTGGTCGTCCGTTATGCGGTTGAACGCCATCGTCTCGAAGATCAGCGGCGGGCCTTTTCCATAGCGGTGATCGAGACCTAACCAGACGGTCGACAGCCATAAGCCGTTCCAGAGGCAGTCCTGCGCGATCATGCGTCCGCGCGTGTCTTCAAGATCGCGCCCCCATGCGAGCAAACCTTCCAGCCCGGGCGGGTACAGTGAGCCGTCGAGACGGTAGTACTTCGGCTGATACTCTGCGAAGAGCCGCTCGAATCCCTCGATGTAGTCGTCGCTCATTCCTGAACCCTTATCCTCCGCTCCCAGAACTGTTCATAGGCCCGCCGCACCTGCGCTTCGACGATATCCCTCTGGTTGCTTTCGTCCGGATGGCGCCCGAAATAGCAGTCGAGCGCCCGCTTCACAAGCGCGGCTTGGTCGTCCGCGCCTATCAACGCAAAGCACGCATCGCAGGCCCACCAGTCGTCACGTGAGCGCAAGCCGATAGGCATCGGCACCACGGGATCGACGACGAACGTCAAGCAGGGGATCTGATGCGGCGGGTTTGCGGCGTGGCAGAAATCGCAAACCATCTCGGCGCTCATCGTGCTCCTAAGTTCTCTCCGTCGCGAAGTGCCGACAGGTACGTTTCCAGGTACTGAATCTGAACCAGGTCGAGGTCGATGTTGTATTTCAGTTCGAACGCCTTCCGTCCCATCCGGTGATACTCGTTGTGCAATCTGAATCCGAGAGGGACTGTCCGGTAGTCCGACACTTTTGAGCCGACCTTGCCGCCGCCTTCGGGGACTACATGGTGCGCTTCGGATTGCACACCTGAGACCACGCAAGGTTGCCGGCGGATGAAACGCTTGTAGTCCTCGTCCTCCATGCGGACGGGTTTTGGAAAGGGTAAAACTTGGCCCGTCATTTCGGGATCTCCTGTTGCACGGCAGCGGTTTTTTCGGCGAGGACCTGGCGGGCGCACGCGAGCACGGTTTCGGCTGGCTGCTTCAACGGGTCGCCCGTCCAGCCCAGAACATAGCTGCGCAGCACCAGGGCATTTTCGAGCCGGTCGTAGTCGGCTTCGGTGAAAATCGCGGTGAGTCTACCCAGTTCTGCGATCACTTCCGGAAGTGCTTCTGGAACTTCTCGGACTGCCATCTAATCGGCTCCTTTCATCGCATACCGTGGCTCGGTCAATTCTCGGTCCCTGGCGTTCCATCCTGAGATCCAACACTTGGCTAAGTAGGTTGCACGTGGCTCGTCAAAGTACCGCGAGAGTGACGGGCAGTCCGCTATGGGCCTGTCCTGTTCGCGGGCCAACTTTCCGGCGTCGGTAAAGTTTTGACGGTTGACGTCCCGGTGTGTGATCCAGGGTCGTTTGCGGTTTGCATTGTTCATGGCTCCGGTTGGCATGGTTGGTGTGCTAATCTCCAAAGTTAATTGACCGTTGATAAGAGCCAGCGGCGGGACGTCGTAAGCGTTCCGCCGCTTTCGTTTTTAGGGATAGAAACTTTTTGGGTCTGAGTTCGGCGGCGCCGACCCTTGCCGCGTACCCCAGACCTGACCGCGTGGCATCGTGAGCGTGACCAACTCCTCGGTCTGAGTGTCCGCGTAGAATTCCGCCGCCCGCGCTGCGCTCGGGAAGTAGTACGCCTGCACGCCGACGCTCACACGCCACACGTCCTCGTTTAATGGGTCGCACTCGAAGCGGTGCCCGCAACTCCATTGCTGCTGGATCTCGGCCAGCGTCAGTCCGAGAATCGTTTGAGAAGTGCTTCCGGAAGTTCTCATACGCATTTCGCGCTCTCCACCAGCGACCTTTCCTTTCGCGCATCGCGCCGTGCGTTCTGACCGCGTACCGCTTCGACGTGCTTGGCAAGTTCCGCGTCTGTCGGCATGAACGCGCTGATGGTCACTACGTCCTGATAGTCGATGCTGTTTTGGAGTTCGAGAAGTTCCGTCATTAGCGCCCGTCGTGTGTCTGTCATTTGCGTGCTCCATTTCGATCTGCGACCTGATCGGAATTTCTCTTGTCAATGTGCACTAAAGTACATCTGCGTGCACTAAGTGTCAAGACTAAAAGTGCACCCCAATGTAGGAAAATGCAGACGGCTATTCGGGAAGGAAAACCGGATGGACCTACGCCGGGCGTCGCTGTGCGATGATGGCCGTCCGGCAGGGAAGCTGGTTGGTATGACGGACGAAGGATTGCGCGATTGGATACGGCTGCGGCTCGCTGCGCTTCGGCGCGGTACAGGCTTGACCAAGGAAAACTTTGCGGCCGCGGCAAAGGTTAGTTCCCGTCACATCAACAAACTAGAAGACGGCGATTCGAGCCCCACTGTTGAAATGCTGCACAACTGGCTCGGAGCATCCGATACAAACCTCGCCCGTTTCTTTGCGCCCCTCATGGACCGCCAGGACAAACAAGTCGTGAAGGAAGACCGCGCGGCCCATGACGGCCTCGACTGGGCGCTGGCTCAGCCGAGAAAAGCTCCGGGCGTGCGGCTCATGATGGCCGAGTTTTTGAACGAATGGCACGCGAAACGCGCTCGTAAAGATGGTTGATGTAGAAGCTGACGGCCTTCCGTTGTAGTTCTGATCCACGGTCAAACACGCGCCGCAGTTTCCGCACCAGAGCTTCCCACTCCGTTTTCTTCTGACTATTCGGCTGCATGACAAATTACGTCATAACTCTAGACGCGAATTGTCACCCATTGCGTGACGGGGCGATATTCTGCAGCGATTTGCCGAATCCATGCCGGAAACGGTAGCAGGTTAGTGGCCGTTGGGCGGAGGGTAGAAGTCAACAAGACCTCTAAACTTTCCCTTTTCACGATCGATTTACCTTGCACTATATACCCATGGGTATATACTAGTAAGTATGAAGGTTAGAGACGTAATCAAGATGGTCGAGGCGGACGGGTGGTTTTTCGTCGTACAGGAAGGCAGTCATCGCCAGTTCAAACATGCCACCAAAAAAGGCCGCGTGACCATACCGGGTAAGCCCGGAAAGGATCTCGCGATTGGAACGCTGAACAGCATCTTGAAGCAAGCAGGCTTGAAATAGAAAACGGAGGTTCGCGGTGAAATCAGTGAAATATTTTGTTGTGATCGAAAAGGCGGAGGGGAACTATTCCGCATATGTTCCGGATCTTCCGGGTTGCGTCGCCGTCGGGGACACCGTCGAAGAGACGCAAGAATCCATTCGTGAAGCGATCGAGTTTCACATCAAGGGAATGCGGGAGGATGGCGAGACGATTCCTGAGCCGTCGTCAATCATGAAGGAAGTTGAGGTCGCCGTCGAGGTCGCCTGATGAAAGCGATATCTCTACCGACGCTGAAGTGTCTGCGCTGTGGCTATACCTGGTTCCCGCGCCAGCAGGAGCCGCCGAAAGTGTGCGCCAGCAAAACCTGCAAGTCGCCGTACTGGAATCGTCCGCGGCGCAAGAAAGTTTAGGGGCAGAATCTTAGCCCGTTTTTGATTTGCCGGCGGCGATGTCGCGAATCACGCCGACGTCTTCACGAATCTGGCTGACATGCCGCGCGATTTCATTTATCCGAAAAGCCGCGAAGAGAATCGCGACAGCAACAATTACAAGAGACCATTCACTCAACACGGACCCAATCATACGGATCGCGTCGTCGCATCCATATTGACATTAAGTGCATGCACATGTACTTTGGTGCACGTGAGCACACACTACGACATTGCACTTTGCAAATCCGCGCTTATCGATCAGGGATGGGAGCAAAAAGACGTGGCGGAGCGGTCCGGGATGAGTGAGTCCGCCGTTTCAAAATTCTTTCGCGGCGAAACCGTTCGGAACAGTACGGCCGCGGCCATCATCCGGACGCTGGGACTTCGCGTTAAAGATGCTCGCGCAGACTCCCCACACTCGAATGGCGGCGGCAATGGCAACGGGCGCAAGCGCAGAGAACCTGTGGGGGCGTGAGGGTAGATGCCTACACCGCCTAAACTCGGAGCCACCGGACGCTTTCCACACGGGAAGTTAAACCCTCACGACAAAGGTGAGTTACTTGGCTCCGTCGTGATCGAGGGAAAGCAGGTCCGCTTGAACTTCGGCAACGTGCCGGTGACTTGGGTATCGCTGCCTCCGGACACGGCGCGGCATCTGGCCATGCTGCTGCTCGATAAGGCCGACAAGATCGACGGAGGTGCAACGGTATGACGCACGTCCTCTGTCTCTGTCCCTGCCAACACCGTCAAGCCGTACTGCAGTTCTCAGAGAGCGTCGATCACGAGCACGCCCTGAAAACCATGCGTGTCGTTGTCGGAGCATCGCTCGAAGCAAAAGAACTTTTGCCGTACTGCCCGAAGTGCGAGGCACCGAGTGAAAGCTGGTACTGCGAAGTCGCGATGCCGGTAGCGGACAGCGAAAACACTTTAACGGGAGGGGTGAGCAGCGAGGCATGAGTGGCGGATCCGAAATCGTACCGGCCGTTTTAACCTCGGCCCAAGCAGCGAAGTACCTGGGGGTGGGTTTGTGGACGTTTTACGATTACGTCGCGCAAGGCCTCATCGAAGTCATCCACCTGCCGAAGCGATCGAAGGACCGAACGAAATCCGGCCCGGCCGACCAACCGCGGCGCCGCCAGCAGTTTTCAAAGCGCGACCTCGACGCGTTCATTGAGCGCCACACTCACCCCCTAAAAGCTGCCACCATTCCTGCCACCAGAAACGCACTCATAACGAGCAAAAACCAAATAAAGCCGGGGTGGTGGAAGCGTGCAAGCCATTGAACGGCGGACGATTTCGCGCGTGGTGTATGCTCACGCCTTGTCGAAAACAGTGCTCCGAAACCAAAGGTCGGACGTTCGAATCGTCTCGGGCGCATAGAAGAGCCGCTGCCAAGCGGCTCTTTCTTTCCCCTTCGGCCTCGACACCTTCTTCTTACTGCTTCGGTGGTGATGCCGAGATCATGGCGGCCCAATGCAAGCGTGCAGCGCCTTACGAATTGCCCGTTTTCCTGTGCGACTCCCGCCAACGCCGACCAAAGCAGGTTTCCACGACTCTTCGAAACGCAAAAAGATTGCCGACTCAACGCTTTCAGGCAGCGGTTGGGGGAATATGTGGCGCGTTTTTTCTCTGAACTCCTGCCACGCCGCATGCTCGCGCCCCAGATTGCGCTGCCTTGGTATGCAAATAATCAGTTTCGAGGGATCTATTGATTCAACGATCTGCTGGAGTTCCCAGAGCAAACCGGCAGTCGAACCATACACCAGCAGAATGAACTGGCTTGCTGCCAGGATTTCGATAATCGTCGGCTTCCAGTACTCGTCGCCAATGTAGAATCGCGCTGCGCCAATCGGAGGTAGTGCTTCACCGGGTTTCCCTACGGCAATCACCGGTCCAACCTTGCGCATTTCTTTGGCGACCGTCATCTCAAATCCGTCTCCTGTAGACGTCCTGAATTTGAAAAAGCCCTCGGTGTTGTCTCGCGAGAACGGCCGTAGGAACAAGATCGGACGCCGATCGGGCAACCGATCAAGTTCGCTAAACACATCCGGCGTCTGCATGCGCTGCCCCTTGTTCATCAAATAGACGCCAGCGACCCACCCGGCTGTTATCAATAGAATGGGGATGACACCCAAAATGCTCGTTGCGGCGGCGTGATCACGCTGTGCGATTAGACCTGGGATTGAATAATCGTCTGGATCGTCCTGTGTGCCAAACCAAATGACGGCCAGGAGCGCGAGAAATCCACTTAGCCATAAAAGATAACCGACGATGAAAAGTGTGCGCCCGTGGCTACGGTCCTGCGGTTTCCGGATAATGGAACTGCCTCGCAGGACCTCAACAAAATGGCCGCGATCATATTGTGATTGCGTCATATCCACGGCTTATCCCCGCTCTTCCAGACGCCGCCAGAATGAAAGAGTAGGGGCAACCTCGACGCTTTGGCAAGTTTACGGTTCGCCAGATTCGGGATTCGCAGCGATGGAGTCCGGCGCAGCTCTAATGAATCGCTTCAATTCGGGATTCGTCTAGCGGGTGGCAGCCGCGATATGGAGAGGGATGGCCGCCGGACAGGTCGCATACTCTCTTGATGCCCCGATTCATGGCCGCCGATAGAGATACATCAAGCGGCCGGGTGTGTAGCTAAACGTGTCGTTCAAAAAGCTACCGCCGAATCCACCCCAGACGATCATCTCGCTGCCTGTCCACGCTGACGTATGAGAATAACGTGCCGAGGGCGCCCCCGCGGCGCTTACGGCCGCCCAACTGTTCCCCGCCGGACTATACCGTCCCCCGTCGTTCAAGTAGTTGCCGTTGTATCCGCCCCAGACAATCATCTCGCTGCCCGTCCACACCGCCGTGTGCGCATAGCGTACCGAGGGTGCCCCCGTGCCGCTTACCGCCGTCCAACTGTTCCCCGCCGGACTGTACCGCCCCCCGCTGTTCAAATAGCTCCCATTGAATCCGCCCCAGACGATCATCTCGCTGCCTGTCCACACCGCCGTGTGCGCATAACGTATCGAGGGCGCCCCCGTCCCGCTCACCGCCACCCAACTGTTCCCCGCCGGATTGTACCGTCCCCCGTCATTCAAATAGCTGGCGTTGTTTCCGCCCCAGACGATCATCTCGCTGCCCGTCCACACTGCCGTGTGCGAGCTGCGCGCCGAGGGCGCCCCAATGGTGCTCACCGTTGTCCAAATGTTCCCTGCCGGATTGTACCGCCCCCCGTCGTTCAACTGGCTGACGCCGCCGTATCCGCCCCAGACGATCATCTCGGTGCCCGTCCACACTGCCGTGTGCGAACTGCGCCCCGAGGGCGCCCCCACGCCGCTCACCGCCGTCCAACTGTTCCCCGCCGGACTGTACCGCGCTCCGTCGTTCAAAGGGGAGCCGTTGTATCCGCCCCAGATAACCATCTCGCTGCCCGTCCACACTGCCGTGTGCGAACTGCGCCCCGAGGGCGCGCCCATGGTGCTCACCGCTGTCCAAATATTCCCTGCCGGATTGTAACGCCCCCCGTCGTTCAACTGGCTGGCACTGGATCCGCCCCAGACGATCATCTCGCTGCCCGTCCACACCGCCGTGTGCAAGGACCGCGCCGAGGGCACGCCGGCGGTGGTGATAGCCGTCCAACTGTTGCCGGCGGGATTGTAGCGCCCGCCATCGCTCAGAAAAACGGGGTTGGATCCGCCCCAGACAATCATTTCGCTGCCCGTCCATACCGCCGCGTGATAGTCGCGCGCGGCGGGCGCTCCGGTAGTGGTCATGGCTGTCCAACTGTTACCGGCAGGATTGTAGCGCCCGCCGGTGTTCAGATAGCCGGGGTTGACTCCGCCCCAGACAATCATCTCGCTGCCGGTCCATACCGCTGTGTGCAAGGTGCGCGCGGTGGGCGCGCCTGTGGTGGTGACGGCCGTCCAACTGTTACTGGCCGGGTTATAGCGCCCCCCATCGTTCAAAGAGCCGCCAAAGTCTCCACCCCAGACGATCATCTCGGTGCCCGTCCAAACCGACGTGTGCAAGTACCGCGCGCTGGGCGCGCCTGTGGCCGTAACGGAAGTCCAGCTGTTGCCGGCGGGATTATAGCGGCCGCCATCGCTCAGATAGCTGGGGTTGGATCCGCCCCAGATGATCATCTCAGCGCCCGTCCATACCGCCGTATGCAAGTAGCGCGCGGCGGGCGCTCCGAGGGCGGTGACGGCTGTCCAAGTGTTGCTGGCGGGATTGTAACGCCCACCGTCGTTCCGGGAGCTCCCGCTGTTTCCGCCCCAGATGATCATCTCAGTGCCCGTCCATACCGCCGTGTGGTAGTACCTCGCGGCGGGTGCGCCAGTGGTGGTGACGGCCGTCCAACTGTTGGCCGCGGGATTGTAGCGCCCGCCATCGTTCACGAATGCGCTACTGCCGAATCCGCCCCAAACGATCATTTCGCTGCCCGTCCATACGCCCGAGTGATAGTAGCGCGCGGATGGCGCGTCCGTGGTGGTGATTGCCGTCCAACTGTTACCGGCGGGATTGTAGCGCCCGCCGTCGTTGGAAAAGACGCCGCTGTATCCGCCCCAGACAATCATCTCGCTGCCCGTCCACACCGCAGATTGGTAGCCGCGCGCGGACGGGGAGGTCCCATTGGCGCGCATCAGCCATACGTCGGAGGTCGCTGTCACGCCAATCCGGATATAGCCGGCATTGAGGAGGGCAGTGTTTTCAGTGTCGGACAACACCAGCCCGCCGCTGGCCACGCCGCTTTGATTGGCGACATTGAGGTTCGCCGCCGCCGCGCCAGCCGCGAGTTGCGCAGCTCCAACACTCCCTGAAGGAAGCGCTCCCACTATGGCGCTTGCGTTGACGCTGGCGATCTGGCCGCTTGTCACACAGCTCACGCATGCCAGCGACAGTCCGTCGGCTGCAAGCGCTCCGAGACTGCGAAGGGCGTATGGCGTGGAATGGATGGGCTGTCTGGGAACCAGCGTCGTAAACGCTCCCGCCGCTACCGGTTTGACGGCAATCTCCAGGAAACGGTCGGCGCCGGGAAACGGCGCGGCGCCGAAATCGAGCGTCACGGTGAACAAGCCACTGGTCACCGTCTGGTTGGGGAGGGCAACGATGGAACCTTGCTGCCCACCTGTGCCTACAGTCGCAGTGTCGAACAATTTGAATTGAAAGTCATAGTTCCCGTTTGCCGGAGTGCCGCCGTCGCTGAGTCTGCCCTGATAAGTGAACGCGGTACCCTGAGCATGGATTGGAGTTGCGCTACTGAACACCCACGCAATGGCAAGGATCGAAGCAAGGCCTCGTACTGACAGTTTCATTCTGAATCTCCTGCGCGACGCATGGCGAACGTGGCGCTGCTTACGAGAATGGCGGTGACGCCGAGGGCCTCGGCGATGCGGCGGATATCCGTGTTTTGGCTGTTGAAAGCTAGTTTCGTTCCGATCATTGATACAGTGCAGTCAGGAGTGCCGTTCTTCGAGCGGGTGTCAGTGCGAATCCGTGAGTTAACGCATTAAACTCGCGCCCGACATGTCACTATCTCCCTGCGAGCAGCCTGGACTCTATCAAATTCTCGGGCGAACGGGCTTCGATGTTGCGCCAGACGGACAACGGTTTCTCTATGCTCCCAGGAACAACGCCGGAACTCTTCCGTTTCGCTCATTTTGAATTGGCCGACTTTGCACAAAAGTCCGGCAGGTGTTCGCGCGGCCTTCTCCCCCGGGAGAAGGTGGGCCGAAGGCCGGATGAGGGCCCATGCGCGCGCCATCACCCGGCCTTCGGCCACCCTCTCGCGGGGGGAGCGCGCCCGCTCGAAAACAGTCCTCGACTTTCTGTGCAAAGCCTCCCTGGGTTGTCTCCACAGACGATAGACTGTACAGTTTTCGTCATGCACTTGAAAAACGCCGGGCGAGCTCCAGCGCGCTCATCTGAAGAACTATGACGACCGACGAACTCCGTAGCCGATTCCTCGAATTCTTCCGCGCGAAGGGACACGCCGTGATCCCGTCGGCGTCGGTGATCCCGGAGAACGACCCAACGGTCTTGTTCACGACGGCGGGTATGCATCCGCTCGTGCCGTATCTGCTCGGCGGAAAGCACCCCGCCGGAACGCGGCTGGCGAATGCCCAAAAGTGCGTCCGCACGGGAGACATCGACGAGGTGGGCGACAACCGGCATCTCACGTTCTTCGAAATGCTGGGCAACTGGTCGCTCGGCGACTATTTCAAGAAGGAATCGATTCCCTGGTCCTTCGAGTTTCTGACCAGCGCGGACTGGCTGAACATCGATCCGTTCCGGATTTACGTCACCGTCTTCGAAGGCGACATCGACGCGCCGCTCGACGTGGAGTCGATCCAACTCTGGCAGGACGCTTTCAAGACGCGGGGCGTCGACGCGAAACCCAACGAGCGCATCTTCGCGTATCCCAAAGGGAAGAACTGGTGGGGGCCGGCCGGGGCGACCGGGCCGTGCGGTCCCGACACCGAAATCTTTTATGACACGGGCGTCTCCCACGACCTGGCTTTCGGCCCCGCCTGCCATCCCAATTGCGATTGCGGGCGTTTCGTCGAGATCTGGAACAACGTCTTCATGGAGTTCAACAAGACGCCGGAGGGCCGGTTCGAACCGCTCGCGCAACGCAACGTCGACACCGGGATGGGCCTCGAACGCACGCTGGTGGCGCTCGGCGGCCTCCAAAGCGTGTTTCAGATCGACACCTTCCAGTCTCTTCTGTCCACGATTGCCGCGCTCTCGAACAAGACCTACGGCAACCATCCCGAAGACGACACGGCCATGCGCGTGATTGCCGACCATATCCGCACGGCTGCGTTCATTCTCGGCGATCCCCATGCAGTAAGCCCCTCGAACGTCGATCAGGGATACATCCTGCGCCGCCTGATCCGCCGCGCGGTCCGCTATGGGCGTCAGTTGGGGATTGCCGGTTCCTTCACTGCAAAGATCGCGCAGGAAGCCGTCCGGTTGTTCGGCAAGGCCTATCCGGAACTTCAAAAGAACGCCGGCCGTATCACAGCCGAACTCAACGCCGAGGAGGACAAGTTTTCGCGCACGCTGCAGAACGGTTTGCGCGAGGTGGAACGCGTCGGCCGGGAGATCGGCAGCAGCCCGGAAATTTCCGGCGAAACCGCCTTCTATCTTTACGAGTCGTTCGGCTTCCCGAGGGAACTCACAGAGGAAGTCCTTGGCAGAAAAGTGAACAGCGACTCCTGGAACACCGCAATGAAGGCGCACCAGGACCGTTCGCGCCAGGGCGCGGAGAGGAAATTCAAAGGCGGCCTCGCCGACCACTCGTGGACGTCGACGCGCTATCACACGGCGACGCACCTGTTGCACCAGGCGCTGCGCAAGGTTCTCGGAACTTCGGTCGAGCAGCGCGGTTCGAACATCACCGCCGATCGCATGCGTTTCGACTTTTCGCATCCTCAGAAGATGACTGCAGAAGAGATCAAAAAAGTTGAAGGCCTTGTAAACGACGCCATTGCCCGCGACCTCCCGGTTCACTACGAAGAGATGACTGTCGATGAGGCCAGAGCGCGCGGCGCGATCGGCCTTTTCGAGGACCGTTACGGCGACAGGATCAAGGTCTACGTGGTCGGCGACTTTTCATCCGAAATCTGCGGCGGTCCCCACGTCGGCCACACCGCCCAGATCGGCCGTTTCCGGATCCTCAAAGAAGAAGCAAGCTCCGCCGGCGTCAGGCGCATCAAGGCCGTCCTCGACAATGGCAGTCCGGACGGAGCCCCGACCGCTCCGGAGTCCGAGCCCGCGGGCGAATTGCCCCGAACGTGACTTAGGGGAGTTATGGGGCGAAAAGCTCCTTGATGAAGTTGATATTGAAGGTTACGCCCACGAACACATTCCCCCGAAATCGGGAGCCCACCAAAGGATCGGCACCCGATCGATTGTCATTGGCCTGAATCAGACCGCGGGTCCTCACTTTCCCGTAGTGATAGCCATACACCCATTGAACATTCCTTGGAAACTCGCTGCTAAATCCGAAAAAGAAATTCTCGGCGGGATTCGTTAGCGCAAAACCAAGGGTAGGTACAGGCACCAGATCCTTCCCCGAGAGCTTCTCCTGAATGTCTTTTTTGCCCCAGTAAAACGAAAAAGCCAGGATGGCCTTGGTCTCGAACACCCCTCGCTCAGCCTGGATGTCGTACACGGGCTTATCACACGTGTCATCGCTCTCACATTTCGCGATGTACTTCGTGAACGTGGGATTGCGTAACCTGCTGGCAACTACGCCGGTTGCAATGTTGTAGGAATAGAGTGCGTGAATCTGCGGGTATTCGACCTTGTCGAGCAGCTTCAGAGGGGCCGTTTCTGTTTTGATTTCGGTGCTCGTCCCAGCGTCACCGCCAGTCGTCACGGTCTTGGTGTTGCTCGTGACAGCGGGGTAATACGTGCTGATCGTAACCTTCACGATGTCATTTCCCGCAAACCGCTTCCCAAACGGAAGAATCACATCCTCGTAGGCGCCGGTCTCGACTGCAGTGGGAGGCGGCGACTCTGTGCTAGCTGCGGATGGCCGATCAAATGTCGGCCTCACCGGAGTGGGATTCGGTGTTGCTCCAGTCTCGACATCAAACGTCAGTACAAACTGTTCTGGTTTTCTTCCTCTTTGGATATTCATGATGGCGGCGAAGATTTCGTCGTCTGAGGTCAATGTCGGGTAATCACCGGCGCGCTCGAGCCGAAGCGGTTGGTTCTCGGTTCCATCGCTCTGGAGTTGATAGTAGACAATCTTACGATGCTGTCCCAGTACGATTCCCCCTATGCGATAGACCTGATAGGTCGGTTTTGGCGCCGCCGGAATCGGCTCCAGGAGGTTATAGATCAGCATGCGATCGCTCTTTCCCACGCGAAAGAGCAT